TGACATTCGTGTGGGACAAGTTGTTAGTATGCCTAAAGAAGATTGTAACTGGAGTACACAAGATTGTGCTACAGCAGGTCTTCACTTTGCAGGATACACAGCTCCTTATGTTCTTTGTGGTGATACCACAGTTATGACTCTTCATAATCCTATGAAGGTGGTAGGTATTGGTACAGAGAAAGGTAGATGTTGGGAATATCTTCCATTCATGTTAACCACTGTTCAAGAAGCAGATCAAATCATGAACGATAGAAGCTTTGATTTCTTACAATTGGATGAGCAATATGCTATTCGTGAGTTAGAAAGCTTAGCTGAAAAAGCGAAAGAAGGATTTGCAACTGAAGCTAAGAAACATGAGTTCAACATGCCTTCTATATCAGCAGCAGAGATCAATGCTATTGTATTGAATCTTAGTGAAATGAAAGCCAAGATTACTAATCGTGTGAATACGATTAAGTAGTAAAATTAATTACAGTTGTGTCGCAAATTTATCCTATATTTGCGACATAACTTAATTATAATAATATGGCAAAGAGAGTGTTAGTCCCAAAGACAAGATGCAGTGGTACAATGAGTGAGGCAGCCTTCTGGAGCTTCATAAGAAGTGCTTTGAGACAGAAGAGTAGATGGTGGAAGCCCATATCAGTATGTAAATTAAATGCACGCAGAGATTATAAAGGACCTAGTAAGCGTCAGAAGTATGAATATCAATGCAACAAGTGCAAGACTTGGACTACTGAAAAGAATATTAATGTAGATCATATTATACCAGCAGGAAGCTTGAACACATCACAAGACTTACCACTATTTGTGGAAAGATTGTTCTGTGAACAAGATAATCTTCAGGTGTTATGTATGACCTGCCATGATGCTAAGACATTAAAAGAGAAACAAGCTAAAAAGAAAACAAATGAAAAATAAATATTTCATTCCTGATATTTCAGACTTTCATAATGGATATGAATATGAAAGGAATGATGGAGGAGAATGGTATTCTGTAACATGTGATCTATACGATGCTAGAGATATTAAAACTCTATTAAATAAAAAAGTATTAGATACATTCCCTGAAGGAAAAAGTCCTTTAGATTCTGATACTTACAGTGTGCATTACAAAGCAACTGGCATTGATAGAATTAGAGTTCCCTATCTCACTAAAGAACAAATAGAAGCTGAAGGATGGAAATATGATTTAGATCAAAGTGATGGTGCAATAACTTTTGTAAAAAAAGTAAAAGGATGTTATCATGAATTACATTTTAATTCTAAAAAGAAAGAGGTATTGATAAATTATTCAAGTGATTCGTTACCTTTTAAATGTAAAGACATTAACACACTTAGAAAAATAATTAAACTATTAGGAATATGATAACATTATATCAATATTGTGATAAGTGTAAGACAGAGAAAAACTTTGATCCAGAGACACTAAAATGTAAAACCTGTAATAAACAAAACAAATAAATTATGAGTGGAGGACATTGGGACTACTTGCAGTATAGACTTACTGATGTAGCAGAGGATATAGATAAATTGATTAAACAAAATGGTCAGCCTAAAACTGATGAAGAATTGAAAGAGGACAGATGGAGAGATGATGAATGGTATGACAAATATCCTGAAGATAAGTTTCATTATAAATATTCTGATGAAGTGATTGAACAGTTTAAAGTTTCTTCAATAATGATTAAGAAAGCACAAATCTATATGCAAAGAATGGATTGGTTATTGTCAGGAGATGATGGTGATGAATCATTTTTAACAAGAATTGATGAAGACTTAAAAAACTTGAATCATGAATGAAGTAAAACAAATAATACTCAATAGAGTACAGTGTAGAGAATGTGGAGAAGTGCTCACATCATATCATAGACATGATTACAAAACATGTGGATGCACTAATGAAACAATGATAGATGGTGGTAATGAATATCAACGTTATGGAGGATTAAATCTTGATTTAGTTGATACTAGTTCTACAATATATCTATCAGATGATCATGAGATGAATAGAAGTGCTGCCCACTGGGGTAATAGAGGTAAAGATGGTAAATCACCATTGTCATACAAATCTATAGCAGATATGTCAAATACTCATCTTGCAAATATTCTAAAAGACTTGGGAGGTAGAATTGCTCCATGGTTAGAGAATATAATAATAGAAGAATTAACTTATCGTATAATTAATAGTATAACAATAGATGACTAACGCAATAACAATCAACAAGACTCCCTCATTCTCTGAAATATGGCATGATATTTGCAGAGATATGGTATAATAAAAAATAAAACTATGGATAATATAGAAGAATTATGTGAATGGTTGAAAACAACCAAAGGTATTACTAAAATAGACCTTGAAGATTTAGTTGGTTATATTCCAGAATATGAAAAGTATTTAGAGGATAATGAAACAGGATGGTTAGGACAACAAGTTAAATGTGACCTTTGTGGACATGAATGGACAGCTGTATATCATGAATCATCAGATAGAATCGAATGTTCTAATTGTGGCAATATGGTAATGTTTGATGTAAAAGAGTAAATTATGAATTCAGGAATCTACACCATAGAGAATACAATAACAAAGAAGTTATATGTTGGTTATACAGAAAGTTTTAAAGATAGATTTAATAATCATGTAAGTACATTAAATAGAAATGTACACAAAAATGAGCATCTTCAAAAAGCTTGGAATAAGTATGGTCAATCTAACTTCTCTTTTGAGATTCTAACAACGTGCTCTACAGATATTTTAGAATCTGAGGAACATTATTGGTGTAATATTCTTGATACTCATAATCCTAAATATGGTTATAATATCAAAGCAACTCATCCTGAAAAAGGAAAAATGACTTCAGTTGATAAGTTAAGAATTAGTAATAAATTAAAAAGTATGGCAATTAGACCTATAGTAATATTAGATTTAGATGGAACTTTAATAAAGGAGTTTGCTCTTGTATCAGATGCAGCTAATTATTTAAATACTCAACCTAGTTGTATTCATAGAGTTCTTATGGGTAAAAGAGATAAGTATAAAGATTACATATTTGTTTATAAAGAATATTATAATGAAAGTAAAGACTATTCATATAAAGATAAAAGAGCAAAATCTGTATGTCAATATACATTATTAGGAGAATTCATAAAAGAATGGAAGAGTACTATGGATGTAGAAAGAGAACTATCTATAAATAATGCTGCAATAGCTGGATGCTGTAATGGTAAAAAACACTATCACTCCGCTGGAGGATATATTTGGAAATATAAAAATTAATAATATGCAAGAAATAACAATTAATAAAGTTCCTTCTTTCGAGGAACGTTGGCATGAGGGCCACATAGAGCACGAAGGGAAATATCATTACTTCTGGTTAATACATCCACAAGGATTAGATCCAAATGGAGATCAGTATGAACTAGAAGTGAGATGGTTTTTCTCAAGAGTACCAAGAGAGGTAAGAGCTCTTTACCCACAAATAATTGAAGCATTTAAACAAACATTATGACACCAGAAGAAAAAGTAGAAGAATTAGTAGAAAACCTAGGAGTTTTCGGTGCTCTTTATTTAGCAGAACATATGTTAATAGTCCTTGAAGATTATGAAGAAGTTGAGAACAACATACATGAATGGGATGAAGTAAGAAAACAACTTGAAATAAGACAACAAACATTATGAAAACAATATATTGGGAAGGAGTAAAGATCTATACTATCCAGAGAGACATTCAACTAATGATAGATAGTAAAGAATTAAAGACAGTGGTATCATTAGTAATGACATCAATTGTTGATCCAAAAGCTGCATCAGCATTACAGTCAGCAATATTAATATATAAATAAACAATTATGATACAAGGAGTAGCAAAAACAGAAGCTCAATACAGAGCAGTGGTAATGGACAGTAGTAGTTCATTAAAAGAATTCTCACAAGATAGAAAGAAGTATTACAAGAAGTATTATCTTGGTGAGAAGGTAGAAGACAAAGATTCAGCTGCGGCTAATATGGGTAGAATAGTTGAAACCCTACTTATGGAACCTCATTTATTTGATGAGAAGTTCTATATGTCATCTTGTACATCTACACCAACAGGACTAATGCTTGAATTTGCTGAAGCATTATATCGTGTAACAAGAGATGCTACAGATGAATTTGGTGTAGTGAAGAGAGACTTTTCAGATATATCTCAAGAAGCTTATGCTCTATCAGGATTTAAGATTAAATATGAGGCTGTGGTAGCTAAGTTTTATGGATCTGATGCTGAGATATATTATAATGAAATACGCACTGTTAGAAGCAAGAATTTAACTGTCGTTAATACAATGGAAGTGTCTGTTGCTGAAAAGATTGTTGAGCAACTAAAAACTAACAGTACAACAGCACCAATTGTTAATCTAGTGAATAGCTCTAGATATACAATCATAGATCAGATGCAGGTAGAAGGATATGAAATAGATGGTCTTCCTCTAAAGAGTATGCTTGATAAAGTGATCATTGATCATGATAAAAGAGTTATCCAGCCATACGACCTTAAGTGCACATGGAGTGTAGAGAATTTCTATGAAGAATACTATCTTTACAGAAGAGCATATCTCCAAGCATACTTGTATTTTCGTGCAATGTTGCATTTAGCAAAAGATCCAGAGAGTGAATATTATGGATATACAGTGGAATTCTTACAATTTATTGTATGTGATTCAACTAACTACTATCAACCATTAATCTACACTCTTGATAAGTCTGATATGCTAGCTGCATATGATGGATTTGTACATAAAGGAAGAACCTATCCTGGTCTACAAGATATCATTGCTGCACTTAAATGGTGTAAGGAAACAGAAACATGGAATATAAGTCACAAAAACTATTTGTCTAATGGAGTAGTTAACATTAAGGGATAAAAATGGAAGTAAAAAAGAATATAACTAGTATCTTTATGGTGCCCACTCTTCGGGTACCAAAGGATGCTTTACGCTCAAATGGATTTATAAATGGATACATTAAAGATGAAAAAATGCAACATGGTTATGAAGATCCTATATATTTGTTATTTAAGCCTGATAATTTGGATAAGTTTAGGGAGTTCTTAGATGGTGAATATGAAAGAACTAAATCCATAATAGAAGATTATGATTATGAAGATGGATTTGTTGTTGTTGTATATCAGCTTAATGATAGATTCAAGAAAGACTATGAACTTGTCAAGCAAGGGAAATATTCTAAAACATCAAAAGCATTCCAGAGTGAATTTCCTAAGTCTGTCAAGGTTATTAAATCAGGACTAAGTAAAGATGAAATAAGTTTGCAACTTAGAATATTTAAGAAGAGTGCAGATCTTGTAGAGTTTTGGGAAGACAAAATTGGAATCACATTTCAAGATGATTTTGAAGTGTGGGAAGGTTGGGATGAAGAAAAAGAAGTGTTGGTAATCGATAAACTAAAAGAACATGTATAATAGACAAATATTAGAATCACTGATAGAAGAATATGGAGTGGAGAAAACTGCTGTATTCTGTGAAATGGCTGCTATGATGTATGACATCAAATATAAAGCATGCAAAGAGAAAGAACCGTTAACTGAATTTGATTTTGAAAGAGTGTGGTGGATAGAAGCCTCTCTAGCATTACATGAACAACCAATAATAGAAGAATAGTATGAAAGGAATAGAATTATTAAATAAGTACCCAGAATCAGCTAAGATTATTAGAGCATGGTTCTTAGAGAAGATGATTGAATCATTACAGACAGCAGATGTTCCAGATGAATTCAAAGACATGATGAGAGAAACAGGTATAGAAGATGATAAACTATCAATCATGATTGATGCAAATCCTAGAATGTTATTAGATGTATTTGATGATAATGATATCATTATAAGTATTTCATATTCTTCTAAATTTATGATAGCCATTAATGGTTTTGATCATGGAGAAAGATATAAAACAAGAAAAGAAGCAGAATTAGTTGCTATTGATGCAGCATTTGAAATCTTAGAGAACAAACTATCTCCAAAAATAGAAGAGAATAATTAGGAATAATCAGGGAGATGAATTATATTTGTCTCCCTATAATACAAAAATATGAGAACAAGTAAAGAATTTAATGAGAAGTATGAAGCTTATTTAGAAGAAGAACATTATGGAATGTCTATTGAAGAACCTTCTGTATTAGCTTATGTTGATCAGGTGTTCAATGATCTTACATGGATCCCTGGATTTAAATACCAACAAATCAAAACAAAGTTTGGATTACCTAGAGTGTATACAAATCTTCAGGACATTATGCCTTTCGCAGGAAGAATCATTCAACAAGAGCTTGAGGATAAGATTAGTTTCATTTTGAAGGTGGAATATGAGTTAGAGAATAGATTAGCAAGTTTAAACCTAGACAAAGATGGAAAAAGTATTCAACCAGTTTAAGAATATGTTAATAGTGCACCCTAAGTATAAGGGACATGTTTGTGGATATAACGATAGTCACATCATTCTAGCTATAGAAACTACTAACAAAGACTTCTTCAGAAAAATGCATAATCCAATCATCATGGAGGAATATAAAGATGCTAAGTATCGATATGCATTCGAAGATGAAAGAGAACTTATAAAACAATTTCAGGATGGGGAACACAAGAAAACTAGCTCTAAAAACTAAACTTCTTATATATGAGTTCAAAGAAAGATTCCCTGCATTATCTGCAGAAGAACTAATAGATATATTCAGTTTAGATCCAAAGAGAGTGTATCAATTGTTTGATGAGGAATATATAATAGTTCCTTCTAAAATGAATAGATATGAGTGAAGATAAAAAAGAATTTGTAGAATTTAGAGACTACTACTTAGAGGATGGAAGAATTCATTTCACTAAGGAGTATCTATTGAAGACTAAGAAACAATGCTGTGGTAATGAATGCAGACATTGTCCGTATGACAAATGTGAAAAAGGAAATACATCACTTAGAACAAGTGAATAAAAAGTTCTGTTCTGTTTTTAATTGTTGAGAAGGCCCTAGAGAAATCTGGGGCTTTTTTATCCTCAACCCATTTTTCACCAAAACAGATCAGAAATACCTATTTTTCACCAAGAATACCTGTTTTGTCCCAAATTTACATTTAAAAAATTAACAAAAATTTAATATAGATTTGTCCCAAAGTGTCACAAAATATATTATCTTCACTACATAAAAAATACTTATTATGAAAAAGACATGTAGTAAATGTAAAGAAGAAAAAGACTTACTTGATTTTACAAAAAGTAAAAATGGAAAATTAGGAGTTCATCATTATTGTAGATCATGTAATTATACACAAAAGAAAAATACTTATGATTACAGTAAACTTAGAAACAAAAGAATAATTAATACTTATGGTATGGACATAAATGATCTTAACCAGTTATATGTTTTACAAGATAAAAAATGTAAAATATGTAATGTAGAATATCCTACAGTATCTACACATGGTGGATTATACATTGATCATTGTCACACCACTGGTAAAGTACGAGGACTGTTGTGTAGTAAATGCAATACATTATTAGGGCAGTGTAATGATAATGTTGCAATATTAAATGCAGCAATAAATTATTTAAAATAATTGGTCCCCGATTTACAGAATATATGGGACGACCAATCGTGGATAGATAAACCCTAATTTATGGGGTCTATCCTGCCACAAAAAGTCAAGTAAACGGTGCCAGAAACTTGACATTTTACTTGGAAATAATAACAAAAATGACTATCTTTAAACAATTAAAACAAACAAAATGGCAAAAAAAGCAGTAAGTAAAGAAACTAATAACAAGTTTCAAGACGCAGTGGACAACCTAAATAAAAAATATGGGGTTGGTTCAGTATTAGCATTAGACTATAAACCAGGAGGAGATCATGATGTCATCAGTACAGGAAGTATTGGGTTTGATTATATCACTCTTGGTGTAGGAGGATTTGTAAAAGGTAAGCTGTATGAGCTTATGGGATGGGAAGGTACAGGTAAGTCTACAATCTGTGGACATGCTGCCGCTGAATGTCAAAAAGCAGGAGGTACTGTATTATATATCGATGGTGAACATGCTGTTGATAAGAGTTATTTTAAGAAGTTAGGAGTGGACACAACAAAGATGTTGATTGCTCAACCATCATGTGGTGAGGAAGGATTCAATATTGCTATGGAAATGATTAACACTGGAGAGATTGATCTAGTGATCATAGACAGTGATTCATCACTTATTCCTAAGAAGATGCTTGATGGTGATGTGGGAGACTCTTCAATCGGTAGAAAAGCATTGTTGAATAGTAATGCTTACCCAAAGCTTAAAGCAGCTCTATCACAGCATAAAACATGTGTGATTGTAATCTCTCAGTATAGAGAGAAGATTGGTGTTATGTTTGGTGATCCTAGAACAACTCAAGGTGGACATGCTCTTAAATATTATACTGACGTAAGAATAGAAGTGTCTAAAACCTTAGCAAAAGATGGTGATGTGAACTATGGTAATATCACTAAGCTAAAAGCTATCAAGAATAGAGTGTCTCCTCCATATAGAAAATCAGAGTTTGAAATTGTATATGGTGTAGGTATAGATAAACTTGATGAGATGATGAGTCTGCTTAATGAGTTTGAGCTAGGACGTAAGTATGGTAAAACTATGACAGTAGATGGAATCAAGTATGACTTAGAAGAATTCAAACAGCTGGTAGTTGATAATCCAGAGTTCTATGATGAATTGAAAGAGAAGATTGTTGCTGCAATCAATCAAACTGATCTTCCTGTTGAGGAAGTAGAAGTGGAAGAAGATGTAGTTTCAGAAACAGATGAATTATGATCATAGGTATATCAGGTAGAATAGGAAGTGGTAAAGACACTGTTGGTAGTATTATACAATACTTAACATATGGTGCTGATAAAGCAAATATATCATACGATGATTGGAATGGTCAACCTGTATGGGGTACAAAAAATAATCCTTTTCATAAATCAACTTGGGAAATTAAGAAGTATGCAGGGAAGCTAAAACAAATGGCTTCCCTGTTAACTGGTATTCCTGTAGAGGATTTTGAAGATCAAGAATTCAAGAAATCATATCTTGGAGCTGAATGGGGAACTGTAAAATCAAATCCTCTTAATGCTGTACCAGTGTTTGCTGATGTAAGTTTCAATGAGTTAATGTCTGTAAGAGAACTTCTTCAGAAGCTTGGTACAGAAGCTATACGTGATGGATTACATCCTAATGCATGGGTGAATGCTTTGATGTGTGAGTACAAGAGACCAAAGATGAGTGAGTATGATCCAAGCAATTGGATTATTACAGATGTTAGGTTTCCTAATGAATTAGAAGCTATAGAAGACGTTAATGGACTCACAATTAAAGTGATAAGACCAGTTAAAAAAAGTAAAACAACTGCAAGATTACATCCTAGTGAGACAAGTCTTGATAAAGCAAGGTTTAATTACACAATATTTAATGATGGATCTATAGAAGATCTAATAGAAAAAGTTAGACAAATTTTAATAACAGAAAAAATAATATGAAAAGTTACAATGAATTAGAGGCCCTTGTTATAGCATGGGCTACACAGAAAGGAATCTTTCAAAATGGTACACCAGCTAGACAATGTGATAAAACATTAGAGGAGGTGCAAGAACTATCAGATGCTATATTTGATAACAACAAAGATGAAATAGTTGATGCACTAGGTGACATCCTAGTTACAATCATCATCCAAGCAGAAATGCAAGGATTGAGTCTAGAATCATGTTTAGAGAGTGCATACAATGTAATTGCTAAACGTACAGGAGTTATGATTAACGGTCAATTTGTAAAAGATTAACAATTAAATATAAACATTATGAAACAATTATTTCAATATGCAGTGATACTGCATGAACGTGACAAAGATGGATCGTATGCAGATTCAAAAATTATTATTGAGCTTACAACAGCTTTAGCTAAGTCAGAGAAAGATCTTGTATTTAAGATTACAAGAGAGATTCCTGAAGAATATGCTGGAGATCCAGACAATGTTCAAATAGTAATTAGAAATTTTTAGCAGCTCCATTATGGTCTGGTACTAGTCACACTAGTAGTAATGGAGCGTTAACTAGACAAAGTATTAACACAGGATTACCTTACATAAACCTGAGTAATATTAGTACAGGTTCATCAAATACCTATTCATTAACTAACGCATTGAATGGGTCATTGTAAAACTTGTGGGAAGAACTCTGATAGCGACTATTGCTTTCAGCATAAACCTAGAACTCAGATGAAGCAATCTGGTATGATAAAGCAGTCAGTAAGTCCTAAAAAGGGAGGTAGTGAACGAGTTATCATACAAAGAGATTTCTTCTTATCTATATGGAAAAAGAGAACGCACCACTCAGAAGTGAGTGGTGCCTATCTAGGCAAAGAAGCTATGTCTACATACTTCCATCACATTTTACCAAAAGAAAAATACCCAGAAGCTTGTTTAGATGAAGAAAATATTATACTTTTGACCCTAGAGGAGCATTCTAACGTTGAAAACGATATGTATAAGTATGAGGAGGTCAATGAAAGACGTAATCAATTAAAACTTAAATACAATTTATGAAAGTAGAAAACAAAGAAAAAAGACCTCTTAAAACAGAGCCTAAATTAAAAGTAGACTTGAATGAGGAACAGAAAGAATTCGTGAAGTTATTTCATGAGTATGATGTATGTTTTTTACATGGAGACTTTGGTTCAGGAAAATCATTAGCTGCAGTACATACAGCACTAACTTCTTTTAGAAAAAAACAATTTAATAATATCTGGATAACTAGACCAATGTTACCTAATAAATTAGGAGCTTTGCCTGGGGAACTTGAAGAAAAACTTGCTCCTTGGGTATTTCCTATAATTCAAAATTTAGAAGTATGTCAAGGTAAAGAAATTACAGAGAAAATGCAAAAAGAAGGAATGATAAAAATTATGCCTGTTGAAGTTGCTAAAGGTTGTACTTTTCTAGATGCAGTAGTTATAGTTGATGAGTATCAGGATATGGAATATAGTGATTTTAGAACAATCTTAACTAGACTTGGTAAAGGAAGTAAAATGATATTCTGTGGATCTAAGCAACAAGTTGATAAAAGATTAGGTAAAAATAGTTGTATCTATAATACAATGAAACTTGAGGAATCAGGATTAGTTGGATATAAAACATTAAAATCTAATCATAGAAATCCAATATTAACAAGTATTATTGATTTTTTAGAAAAAGATGCCTAAAAGAAAAACTAAAGAAGAATTTGTAGAAATTAGTATAAGACTACATGGTGATAAGTATGATTACTCAAAAGTATTATATTTGAATAATAAGACAAAGGTAGAAATTATATGTAAAAGACATGGTAGTTTTTACCAAACACCTAATGATCATGTAGGAAATCATGGTTGTAGAATATGTTCTGAAGAAGATAACTTTAATTATAATATGAAAGACTCTTTGTTAGATGAGAATAAAAATAAACCTATAGATCTGTATATTATAAATCTATACTCAGATGATGAATCTTTTATTAAAGTAGGAATATCTAAAGAAGTACATAATAGACATAGAAATATTAAAACAAAAAGTAAATATAATATTGCTTCTTATTTAATATTTCCTTGTACAGTTGAAGAAGGAACAATTATAGAGAAAAATATATTAGCACAATTAAGAGAAGAATTCAAGTATGTTCCAAAAGTAAAATTTCCTGGATATAAAGAATGTTTATCTTTAAATGCTAAGTATAAGATTTTAAATAAGGTTAAAGAAATCTTGATAAATGATTATCATAGAAGTGAATTAGTAGGAGAAATCCTTGATTATATGTACGATAAATAAAATAAAACAATGGAAATCGAAGTGTTGAAATTTAGTGCCACATGGTGTGGTCCTTGTAAAGTGTTAGCAACCACATTAAAAGATGCTGCAGAAGTTAAGAATATAGATGTAGAACAAGATCAAGAGACTGCTAGAAAGTATAACATTAGAAGTGTACCTACATTAGTCTTTTTGAGAAATGGTAAAGAGGTGCACAGAGTGTCTGGATCTATGCCATTGCAACAATACAAAGATATTATTACAGAGATAAATGATTCAAAAGAACTTAATAACTAAAATCATGATCAAACAACTATTATTAGCTTTATTAGAGCTACTCGGAGAAGAAATAATTTCAAAAACAGGTCAACGAACAAGAGTTAGTGGATTGTTCAGAAGTGGCAAAGAATTTATAGCTTTAACAAAAGGGGAAAAGTTCCCACCATCAATATCTAATGTTTGGACATTAGTAGTAAGTGTATAACAATTAAAAAACCAATATGAAACTATTAGGAAATCGTATCTATTTAGAGATACCAAAGAAAGAAGAGAGCAAACTTATTGTAGATGAGAATACAAAAGAAGCTTTAGAGAAAGAGATGTACAAGAAGATGTCTAGATTGACAGTGCACAGTGTAGGAACAGCTAACATGGATGTTAAAGCAGGAGATGTTGTTCTTATAGATCCACAAGCTTTACAGAAAGCTCCATTAATTCCACTATCAGATGAAGAGAACGTATTGTTAGTCTCTCCATTCGATGTTATAATGGTGTGGTAATGAATATTCGTAGCGCATCTTATGGAGGTGTTGATTGTACAGAAATAGTAAAATTAAGAGTCAGAAATGGCTCTTTAATTTTGCGTTCTGATAATAACATTATTGGTGATCCTAGTATAGGTACAGCAAAGACTCTTGTAGTTAATATTGATGGTAAAGAATATTCAACTAAAGAAGGTGGATTATTTGTATATCCTCCTTCAATAAATAGAAAACTTGGTGTGTTCTATTCAAACAACACAAATCCAAAAACATTCCCTGCTATCAGGGCTTCATTAAACAGCATCAATAAAGCAGCCAAAGGTAAAGCAGACATACTAACCTGTATGTGGAACATTGAGCCAGAGAATCCTTTTGTTGAGTACATAGCATGGACTAAAACCACATCTCATCTAAATCAACTGTTGCAAATAATGCAACTGTTGTATATAGCAAGAGAACTTAATCAATATGAGACAGTTTCTTTCTTGGAACATGATGTATTATATCCAGAAGGATATTTTGATTATCCTGATATAGCATCAGGCACTGTAATTACAAATATGAATTACATGGGATTGAATAGAGATGGTTGGCAAGGAGTTCCAATTAAGCATGAGCCATTTCATCAAATGACAATGAGGTTTGATGAGGCAATTGCACATTGTGAATCTATATTAGCAAATGCATTAGTTACAAACAGTGGATTGATTGAGCCACAGATCCCAAAGATAACTAGATTAAAATGGGAATGTGCAAACTCTGCAGTACATGTTAACCATGGAGGACATTTCACCTCACATTTCAGTATATATTCAACTACTGATGTAAGAGAACATGATCCTTATTGGGGAAATAGTAAAGATTATTTGAATCTATTCTATTAAATGAAGAAGCCCCTCTAGAAATAGAAGGGCTTTTTTTATTTTGATAATCTTTTTTGCTTCATTGGTTGTTGCGGAGAAGTTCTAATAGCTTTATCATCCATTGACTTAGTCTTTGAAAAAGGTTTATCCTTTCTAGGAATTCCAACCTTTGGAGCCATTCTTGGTGCTCCTGATTTTTTTGCTTTACCAGAAGTCATTATTTGCAACCAGTTTTACATTTCTTCATTTTAGCTCCTGATTTAGCTATAACACCACGTCCTTTAAGGATGTCTGCTTTAGTAACCTTTCCATCTTTATTGAGATCAGGAAATGAACCACCAGATTTAGCTTTCTTAACAGCTCCACCAGATTTCATACCAGTTAACTTTTTAACCCCTTTTTTTATAGCTCCATACCCACCAAGAGTAGAAAGATTAAGAGCTGTTTCAGCAGAATTTTTAACATCTCTTAATGTCAAGTCTCCAATTCTCTGAGAAGCAGTTTTGGGTTTTTTAGTAGCTTTAGCACCGCCCTGTGCTTTTTTCATTGTTGTCATAATATATTTATTGTTTAGTTGTTAACAGTTCCATTTTTTTAAAGCAAGAGCTTTACGTGTAGGTTTACCACTTGGTTTCTTCATAGGTCCTTTTACACCACCCATTCTAGCACAAAATGATTTTCTCCTGTTAGCAGACTTACTTCCAGGTTTAAGTTTAGAAGGTTTAGTAGTAACAGCCATTTTTAATTTACTACCAGGATTAGCAGCTCTATATGAAGCTACACCTTTCTTGTTTAATCCGCCAGAAGGATTCTTTCCTTCTTTACGTGTCCATGCTGCAGTTGCCATTATTTCTTAGCTTTAATTTTCTTTTCTTGTTTCAACATAGCTGCTGTAGGTTTCTTACCAGATCCTTTATTCTTTCTGATATTATCCCAAAGACCAGGTTTAGACATAGAACCATCAGCACGTTTAATCATTGCGCCAGATTTAGCTTTTTTAATAGGACCTCCGTTCTTTCTATTTCTTTCTTGTTTATTCCATCTCTCCCGCTGAGCTTCTGAACGAGCACAGCCTGTTCTTTCTTTCCCAAAACCACATCCTCCTGGAACTTCTGAAAATTTTACTTTATCATCGTTTTTTACTTTTTTAGCATATTGTTCAACAGTTAATCCACGTCTTTCAGCTCCTTTTTTAAAGTCTGCGGTCAGTGTAGAATCCATATACTTACTCCATCCTTCTCTTCCTTCTTTTGCTTTTACTTCATCTCTTTTTGATGTTCTTTCTGCAACAGACATTTGATTCCAAGATTTTTTGGCAGGTGGTGTAGTAGTTTGTGTAGTGGTAGTACCATTAGCTGCTTTTTTGATTTTACCACCATTCTTTTGGTTCATCACTTCTAATGCTCTTGCAGAAAGTTTTGCTTTAGGAATAGAATCATTAATCTTAAGTGCTTTATCAAAAGCTAATTCTCTAGCAAAAGACATATTAGGAGATTTTCCTTGATAATATCTAGGACCATTTTTAGTTTTTACTTTTTTAGTAGAAGTGTATTTACCATCTTCTTTTGTAAGAAATTCTCCAGTCTGAGCTTTCTTAATCTTACCACCAGCTTTTAATGTGCTTCCTTTGAATGGACCTTTCTTCTTAACAAGAGGACCATCAGGAACTTTAGTTATCTTTGCCATTATTTCTTATTTTTTTTAGCAATTTTTTTGAAAGTTTTAGCAAGAGTTTTGGCCTTACCAGTACAACCAGGTTTAGTGATTGGTGTACATTTACCAGCAGTGCCACGCTTCTTAATAGAAGCTGCAGCTTTTTGCATCCACTTTTTATCGGTTGCCATTATTTCTTAGACATTTTAGTTCCACACTTAGCCATTTTTGTAGCACCAAGTTGTTTGTCTTTGGTAAGAGAAGCTTTTCCTTTAGCACCAGCTAATGTTTTCTTTTGTACCTTTGTGAATGCTCCTTTAGGATCTACAGGACCAACTCTTTTGTTGGAGGCTTTAAGTCCAGATAGACTTCCACCATTTTTCATTTTGATAGGATAACCATTTTTATCATATCCTTTTTTTCCTTTATTAGCTTGTCTAGAAGCATCTGAAGAAGATTTACTTGCAGCATCCATATAGATATTAGATAGTTTTTTATCTCCTTTTGCTTCTGCATAAAGAGATTTTATAGCCATATCTTTTGATCTACCTTTGAAGTAATCTGTACTATCTTTAGTTACTCCATTCTGTGCCTTTTTAATTGTTGCCATAGCGTTTAAATGTTATATTGGGTTTAACGATTATATCTTTGTGAGAGTATTGCCACATCTCACCTGTTGTATTAATAATAATTGTATAGATGGTATCTGTCTCATGACCATAATCAGTCACTAGCCATATTACCCCCTCTCCCTTTGGTGTTATAACATCTATTCTATTCTTTGGTTCGTATATTCTCATAGAGAAGTGCTTTTGTTCGAGAACACCTGTTATTCGTCACCCAACAGGTATGTTGTGATTTACTGGATCACTTCAGCTTCTAGGGCTTCTGTAGGAGTCTCAGGAACTTCTTTGATAACATCAGCTTCAACACCAGCTTTCATGATTTTCTCAATAACTTCGTTAGTTTGATTCATTAATTGAAAACGTGCTGCATCTTCTGATGCTAAATAAGATCTAACCATATTAAGGATTAGACCAAATTCTTGTCCTGATAATTGAAATGTGTCTTCAGGAGTCCATGTATACCTAGCGTTAGGATTATACTCTGCCATAATGTAAATATTTAATTGGTTTATAATTGTAACAAATGTAGAAAGAATTTGTTACACTTGCAAGTTTTAATATACTTTAGTTAATGTAAAGTTTCTTGTTATTATTGAATTATCTATAATAGCTGTATCCCATTGTGCAGTGATTTCTAATGTATTAATTATAGTAGTATCAAATGTAGTGCTATTAACTGTATTTAAATTATAACCTTCAAATTGTGTTCCTCCATTTCTAATATAAGAAAATAATCCTCCAGATGAAACAGATGCAACAGTAGTTGCTCCCAATGTTCTAATTGTAAAGTATAAATTTATTATCCAATTTTTATTAGTTGCTGCAGCTAAATCAATTATTCCAGTATCTGCAAGAAGTACACCAGCTCCTGTTTTTATTCTAATATGCACTGTAGAGGAACTCGTACAAGAAAGTATACCATCTAACGCACATGTAAAAGAATCTCCAATAGAAAATGCATTTGCAGGAACAGTTAATGTACCAACTCCTGATCCTATTATTGTTGTTTCTACAGCAGTGTTAGTTACAGGGGTTGAATCAGCTGTTTGAGCATATAAACCATAAGATGCTGTAGCATTACTTATTCCTGAAGATCCACTAGTTCCACTTGTACCAGATGTTCCGCTAGTTCCAGTAGTTCCACTGGTACCGTTACTTCCAGCAACACCTTGTAATCCTTGAACACCCTGTGCTCCTGTAGTTCCTGATGTACCATTAATCCCTGAAGTACCAGAAGATCCATCTCCTCCAGCAGCACCATCTAAATTAATTGTCCATACACTATATGTACCTGATCCAGTTACAGTGGTAGGAGGTCCAATAACTAAAACACCTGTTAAAGGATCATAACTTACTACCTGACTCACTTGGTGATTAGCAAGATTGTACGATATAAGTACATCTTGTGCTGTTGAATAAGCTAATCCTGGTTCAACAGTAAGAGTTGTACTCACTCCTAATTCAAAAGTTGTTGTAGATGTAGTTTGATATCTATCACCAGCAACACCAGAGCTACCAGATGTTCCAGAGACCCCTTGTATTCCTTGTGTTCCTTGTACTCCTTGAGCACCTTGAGGACCTGAAGATCCACTAGTTCCAGAGGTACCTGATTGACCAGTAAATTGATCAAGGTTTAACCAACCATTGTATCCTTTACAATTCTTACATGTTTGTTCCCAAAATCCAGCTTTTATAAATGTAGGCATATTAGTTTAGTGTTATTTCAAATGTTATCACACTTGATGTTTTAATTGATTTACTCATGTCAACTCTTATGTTGAACATGTTACAAAACTTTAATATTTCTTCTATAAGCATATTGTTATACTTAGGAAGACTTGCTGCTATTCTGAATCTAAAGCTATCTGAGAGCTTTGTTATCTCCAAACTACATAATTCATCAACAGAGCTTATTACACCTTCCAAATGTGCAAGAAATGTTTCATCATTGTCTTGCATCAGTTTTGGAAAATGTTTTTTGTTTACAAACATCTAAGACAGTGTTAATAAGAATTTTGTCTTAGCTGCTTCTCCAGATAAAGCATCTGCAAGATTGCATACATCATGGAAGCTATTCTTCTCACCATACATTTTTAAAGCTGATGCGAAAGATAAAAGATCTGAAACGCATTGAGCAGATGTACAGTTTATAAGAGGTTCAATTTTATATGGGCCAGGTCTTTTACCTGTATATCCCATAATCTTTTCAATCAGTCCATCTTTAAAATCATGTACATAATCATATAATGCTCCAGTGGCTTGATGTTCAGCGTATGAAGTTGTTTGCCAATGAGTCAAATGTAGCTGCTCATGAAAGTAAGTAAGCTTAGCAGCAATGCTCTCTAATGAGAGCTCGCTACCAGTTCCTTTACTAATCATATCTTCTGGGAATAATGATTTTAAAGCCATAATTTAATATTAAGGTGCAGGGGTTGTTGTGGTAGTAGTTGTAGGTGCTGCTGTAGTTGTTGTACTAGTAGTTGGATTACAACACTCATATGCTGTTATCTCTTGCCATTTGCCCACCTTTGGCTTACTTCTTCTTAGGACTAAACTTCCTGCTACAATTCTGCCAGATCCATCGAATCTTACATAGGCCTTAAGGTCTCTCTTGTTACTCATGATAATTGTTTTTGTTATTAATAATTAAGTGTATATTTCTGTTTTATTTTGTTGAGTTCGTTTGCATAGAACCATGTACAATACTTCTGTGATTCTATATTGTTTAATACATCATCTAAGTGAGGATCTTTTGTAGGATCAGTTCCTTGATGATACTTTCCTTTGTAGAAACAAGGATATCCATTCATTGATGTTCCTGTTATTCCTGCATTATGAAAGATTGTGTGACTGTCTAGTTTAGATATAGGATCTGTAGCCCAAGTGAAAGCTAGTTCAGGAATCACCTTTGTTTCTTGTTCTCTAAACCATAGGTTCCAAAGAACAGCCCACATATCTGCACACCATGATTGATATCCTGTGTTCTCATCTTTAAAGAAATCTCTATTCACTGTTTGTAAATAGGTTCTAATAAGAATGCAATCATTCATCACCTTACTCCAGAACTCACCATCTACATTCTTTAATAGATATTGTGCTCCTCCTGAGTGTAGGTTGTTAGCTTCACAAGTCTCTCTATCTATACCAATGACACTAGCTATTTCTCCAAGAATGTCTCTTGTTTTGTATTCTTCTAGTTTCTCTGGAAGAACATCTCTTTCTTTGCTATCAAAATATGTAGCATTGATGTAACTGTTTGTGTCTGACAAGTAATTAACATCATCTTGTGTAAACTCATCTACATTGAAATCTTTAGTAAAGAGAATGTCTGAGTCACAATAGAATATAGCTTTATCACTTAGTTCTGGATTAGCTTTGAAATGTTTCCAAAGTACATATGGTCTTAGTACAGGAATATATATTCCTAACAGTTGATTTAAATTGTCTTCATCATTGTAATAATGAAACTCTGATTCTGGATAGAGGGTTTCTATCTGTTTCCATTTGTCTCTATTCTCTCTTCCCTTGGGTGTGAATATAACAGATATAGCTTTATCGCTATGTCCAATATTCCTTAAGCTCTCAAGCCATAAATGAACTTGCCATGTGTAATATACATCACTTGGACATGCTTGGATGAATTTTAAATCTTTCATATGTAGTTGGTTTATTTTATAGTTACAAAAATATCACAATTTATGCAAATATGCATGATTACTAGTGAATTAAAATAATCAAAAAGATTATCTTCCTTGTCCTACATTTTTTTTCTTATAGAGTTTACTAGATTTAAGTTTAGACGTTTGGGACTTTGCATGTACACCAGGTCTACTCACTTTAATCTTCACTCTTTTTTGTACTGTGTTGGTTTGTTTTGCCATTTTATATTGTAGTTGTTGTTGTTGTAGTAGGACAACTAATCCCTTGACAAGTAGTTGCACCACTATAGGTTAAAATATATTCTCCTGGAGTGCCAGGATTAAGTGACACAAATCCAAGAATTAATATTTTATAAGGTACACTTGGAGTGGTATAATAGTTTCCAACTATTAATTCTTGAGAATTACCAAATCCTCCACCACCTATATTAGCACATGTATCACATGTAATATATCGAAAAGTATAAGTCCAAACCATTCGAACTGTAGTGGTGGTAGTAGTGGTTGGTATAGCTGTAGTTGATGTACTGGTAGTGCTTGTAGATGTAGATGTAGAGGTTGATGTACTAGTACTAGTGGAAGTGGAAGTACTTGTTGATGTAGATGTAGTTGTTGAACACTTAGTTGTATTTAAACAGCTAGTTGGATAGTAAACAGTTACTATTTCATATATCTCATCACATCTTCTCATTAGATAATGTTAATTAATTCATATTTTCCTAAATGTGTCACTGAATCACTTATTTTCTTAAAGTTTTTAGACTTATAATTTATAAAAACACAAAAAGCTTGTTTAGATTCAAAAATACCAATCACTTCTTTAGTTTCTTTATTTATAACTTTTACTTTTATTCTACGTGAACTACACTGTACTCCTTTTTTATTAGAGTTCCATGAAGGTTTTCCAGTTTTTATTCCTTTTTTAGGACTTGGTTTTCCAAGATGAGAAAGCGATAATTTAAGTCTAAGTTCAGGAGATATAACTTTAGCTGTAGTTCCTCCAAATTCCATATTGTATCCATTATAAACTGAATCATGTTCAGCAATGTAGTAAATTTCTTTAGAATTTAAAAAATCACATTCACAATATTCTAATACTTCAAAACTAAAAGACCCTTCTGGTTGTTTGTTATAAGATCTTTGTAGTTTTATATTACCATGAATATTATTTCTAAGCATTCTTTTGTGAGCATTTAATCTAAGTTGAATGTTATTAGATTGCCCAATGTAAACCTTATTATTTATAGTATTTTTTATTATATAAATTCCTGATTTCATTAAATATTTTTTAATTGAAAGTGCATTCTATCAGGACGAGTGGTCCAATCTCCTCCAGCATCAAACCCTGCTAGTCTAAAACAATTTAAAAATTCTTCAGAAAAAGGTTTTTTTCCTAACTTCAGTAACTCAGAATAAGATTTACCAAGAACATTATCTGAAGCGTTTAAATCCACAGCACAACCCCAAGAATGTAAAGACATTGATGCAAGTCCTCTTTTCTTTCTTATATTGAAACATCCATCCCAAGTTTTTAATTCTTTAACACATCCTGTAGATATGAGATTTTTAAAAGCTTTTGTTAATGGCAGGATCATATCTTTGTTACAATATAATCTCTTAGGGAGTACACCAATTTCTAATTCTTTTGGTACATCCCATAATGTCATACCAGATTCTTTAGTTGGGTCTCCGTATTTCTTTAACGCTTGTGCACTTGTTACCATTAGTCTATTTCTGTGTTTGAGTTTTTATTTGCCACCATAGTTGAATATGTGGTGAGTGATAGGAGAGCAGCTATAAGAGCAGCTTCTAGTCCTAGTAACATAGCTACATCAGAATATGATTTTCCTATTTCCCATTTATGTATAACAAAAGAAATGTTGCTTACAAAATCAATAGAAAAAGCCAACGATAAGATCTTTCTTATAGATATCTTACTGTTGGTTCCTAACCATAATGGTTCTATGTATTTAAATAGTTTTATCACTTACCTAATTTAATTTTCCAATAGCTTTGTAAGCCATATTGTACTTGTCCATCTGTGTTCATTCCTGTATACACTCCATAGATTTGATCTTTCTTAGTCTTGAGCAATAGTCCTGCATTAAACTGATTAACTATGTTATACTGGTTTCCTTGTAAGCCTCCACCTATATATACTTGTGTCTTAGGAGGTGCTTGAAGAGTGATGGTCTTTGTAACTACAGGATATTTTAAATCATACTTGAATCTTCTTCCTTGTATTCTGTTTTTTGAAATCGTATCTAAAACATTTATATATCCAATAGAATCTATTTTCAATGTATCTGAGTATACATTCTTTGCTGTACACAGATCAACTAAACTTTTATATTGTATAACAAGCTTTGAATAAGATGTATCTGGTACATATTGTATCTCAGGAATCCCTTTGATAACTGTAATCACTTTAGGCTTAGAATATATCAAGCTATCATGTTTCACCCATACAGTGTCTATCTTTACAACTGGTGGTACAGGAGTGACAGGTTTATCAGATCCACATCTCTGTAAAAATATCACAAGCACTAGGACACCTATGATTAAATATAAGTAATTCTTTTTTATAAACATCATACTCGTTTTATATTATAATATATACTTGCTAAATATTGTAGTATAACACCTATAGCCACCACTACACCAACAGTCCACATAACTTTGTTCTTAAAGTTTTCTTGTCTGCTCAATTTATCCTCTAGGGTTTTTATTTTGACTTTCAATTCGTTCAACTCAGCAACAAAACCTCCTGCTTTGGTTAATGCGTTTCCTAATATAGCGTCTACAACTTGTGTTAGTTTGGTATCTATTGAAGTCATTTTCTCCTCTAGATCATATAGGCGTTGGTCCATGCTTTTTAATTCTTGTTCTACTTGTTTTTCAAATGTGTTTTCCATAGGTATGAGCGGTAGTATTATAATAATAGACAATCACAGAACATGATTGTACCGAAGAAAAGATTATAAAATTTATAACAAATGTAAATCATATATTCCGTATAATAAAATGGTTAACTGATATTTCTTTCATAATATAGCATAAGCTAAATATATTTTTATATCTTTGTTTTTAAAAATCAAACCTATGTCCGATAGTTATACGTATCAACATATAAAAGCAGATAAAATGTACGTTTTATATGCAAATGCATCTTATTACAGCACTGTATGCATGGCTGTAGAGAGCATTCAACAGTTTAGCAATATACCAATCACAGTGTACCTGTTAAATGATCACAGAGAGGTTCCTGGAGCTAATACTGTATACTGGGAGTGTGATATTAAAGATGTATCACAAGAAGTTTATATAGATAGAGATGATTCAAGAATATACAATCTATTAATAAAAAGGCCTCTTATAGTTAAGCATGCTCTTGAGCACTTTGCTAATACAATATGTTACGTAGATTCTGACAGTGTAGCTACTCAGTATGTAGATAGTATATTTGATATGTACAACACTGAATGTGGACATCCATATTTTGTAGAAGGTATATATGACTATCTGCATAACAATGGAAGAGGAGGAGCTGATAGTAAAGAAGATCTCTCCACTACACTAGAACATCCAGCATGTGAATTATTCAATGTAAATCAATATGTGAGAGAGAGATATAGACAAACTGGTTACTTTGTGGCTGGTAAGAACACTATTAACTTTCTAGATGAGTGGTATTGGATGTGCACTCATCCCACTATACTTGAGAATCCACAAATCTATGCTCCCTATCATGAAGAGACAATAGTAAATGTGCTATTGTGGAAATATAATATACATCAGGGTCTTCCTTATATATACACTAATGCTGGTCTTGACAAGCTAGATAGGATATATAATGAAGATAACTGGGGTAAACATGTTAACAATTGGTTCAGGTTACCAGAGTGTAAAGAACAATTACTATTCCTACATGGAGAGAAAGATCCAGTACAAATGTCTAAACTAATGTCTAAAATGTCTAAACCAATGTCTAAACTAAAAATATTATTTGTTGCTCCTCACCTATCTACAGGTGGTATGCCTGCATTCCTTCTTAAAAGAATACAAGCGTTGCAAACTCTGCCAAATGTATCTATTCAAGTGGTAGAATATCAATGTTACAGCAAAGATTATGTTGTACAGAGAGATGAGATTATAAAGCTTACAGGCTTATATACACTGAATGAAGATAAGATGAGAATCTTCAAAGCTGTAGAAGAGTTTAAACCAGACATCATACATATAGATGAGATGTCTGAGAGACTAGATAGAAAGATGATGACAAGATTGTATTCTCCTGATAGAAAATATAGAATAGTTGAGACATGTCATGATGTATCTTTCAATCCTTCTGAGAAGATATTTACACCTGATGCATATGCTTTCTGCAGTCCTTATCACTTAGATACATTTGCTAACCTAGATGGTTACAAACAAGTGATTGAGTTCCCTATAGACAAACAGATTGTTTCTCCAAAAGACAAACTGTTCAGTAAAGCATATCTAGGAATGGATAGTAGAAAAAAGCATGTAGTTAATGTAGGACTATGGACCAAAGGAAAGAATCAAGGAGAAGGAATTGAGATAGCTAGATCTCTACCATATGTAGAGTTTCACTTTATAGGTAATCAAGCTGGGAACTTTGAAGACTATTGGAAACCACTAATGAAAAATCTACCTGATAATGTTACTGTATGGGGAGAAAAAGATGACATATATAGATTTATGAAAGCTGCAGATGCATTTATGTTTAACAGCACGTGGGAATGTAATCCTCTTGTACTTAGAGAAGCTATTGGATATGGGTTACCTATCCTTGCTAGAAATCTTCCTCAGTATAAAGATATGTTCACTGATTACATAGTAGATATCAAAGAACCAAAAACTCAATTAGAAATGTTATTAAACTATGGTAAGCAATATGATTTACCAATAACTAATACAACTGATGATTTTGCTAAAGATCACATATCATTATATGAGAAAGCAATGTCCGTTATTCCGAACAAAACGCCTATAAATGATTATAATATCATACAAAATTTTGTTGGACAACCATTCCTTGAAATAACAGGAACCAGTGATAGCACATTTGATGTAGAGTTTCATGATTTTGAAACACAAAAGTTAGTTCATTATGATACAATAAAGTGCAACCATTGGATAAAACTTAACAGAGAATACTTCACTAGGTGGCAAACTATAGTGTATAAGGATGGTGTTGAGGTGTATAATAACATACTAAATCTAGAGAGTAGAAGAGTTTATATAGCTTTTGATAGTTCTTCTTTAGGTGATACTATAGCTTGGATGCCTTATGTAGAAGAGTTTAGATGTCTACATAACTGTGAAGTGATTGTAAGTACATATAAGAACTTCTTATTTGAAAAAGAATATCCAATGTTGGAATTTGTAGAACCAGGGTCTGTAGTTAATGATTTGTATGCAATGTATAAACTTGGTTGGTTCTATAATGATAATAAAGAACCTGTTCTTCCTAATACAATTCCTCTTCAGCAAACAGCTACAAATATTCTAGGACTTCCTTATAAAGAAATCAAACCTAGAATACATAACTCAGGACTTAAAGCAAACTATAAACTAGTTACAATAGCTACAAATAGTACAGCTGGGTGTAAGTTCTGGACCAGAGAAGCTTGGCAAGAAGTGATTAATTACTTACATGGTCAAGGATATATAGTGAAAAATGTATCATTAGAAAATAATCCATTTGACAATTGTGATGCATTAATTGATAAATCAATAGGTAGTACAATAGAATGGATAACACAAAGTGAATTCTTTATAGGACTATCTAGTGGACTAAGTTGGTTAGCTTGGGGGTTAGATGTACCAGTGATAATGATCTCTAACTTCACTGATAAAGATCATGAGTTTTCATGCCATAGACCAGTTAACACAAATGTATGTCATGGATGCTGGAATGATCCACAATATAAGTTTGATAAAGGAGATTGGGATTGGTGCCCTGTTCACAAAGGTACAGATAGACAGTTTGAATGTCAGACTAGTATAACTCCAGAGATGGTGATAGCAGAAATAAAAACCCTCATATAGAGGGTTTATACGTGATCGCTGAAGTGTACTATTATAGCTATTGCTACAACTATAATTACCCAAAATAAGATCCAGTTTTTGTCTTGATTTGTCATAATAATATCGTTCCAATTAATGCACCTAACACTGTGAACCAAATGTCATCATAGCTAAATGGAGCCTCATGATATTTAGCAAAATAGAATTCCCACATGAATCCAATGAAATAAGAAAAAAGCCCAGCTATAAATACCTGTGCTGTCTTACCTATGTCAAAGGAAGGGTCAAACTTAATCAACAACCAAATTATTGGTGTTACTACGATAGCTCCGCCTATTAGGTGTAAGTACCATCTTTGTTTTATAAATTTATTCATATCTCTGTTGGAGGTCCTAATACCTCTTCTAGTCTATCTGCTTGTAAATACCAATATCCATCACCCACTTGAACATCTGTCCAGTTTAATGTTTCGCCACAAGGTAATCCAAAATAAGTATTTACTATTTCTAATGATGCTTCCGCTTCTTCTAATGTGTTGTATTTATACATAAATTTGCCAATAATTGTTAATATTCATTTCTTTTTCTCCTCTATAAGTATTTGATTGCCACCCTATTACTTCTTGAATATATCCATCTAAAAAAGCTATTGCCCCTTGTCCTCCTAATTGTATAATAGTGTTTAATCCAGACGCTAAAGGATAAGTGTTCTTAGGTACGCCATTTGTCCACCCTTGAGCTACTGCTGAATTTAAAGGAGATGGTGATAAAACTTCATATAACCTTCTAGCTGTTGTTTTTCCTATCTCTAATTGAATAGAATTTGACGGTGCGCCATATCCAACATTAGTATTTGTAGCTATATATGGAAAATAAAAAAGAGAACCAGCTGCTCTACCTATGGTATAAGCGACTTGGTCTGTTGCTGTTGTTACAAATTGACCTACATAATAACTAGACATATTATTTATATTCGCAGTAGCATCCGCTATTGATAATCTTGTTGATGATGTATTTATAAATCTAACTGCTACCTTCCCTCCAGACGTTTCTAATGTAGCAACACCTGATATTACATTTACCAATCTTGGTTGAAATCCAGCGGTTGTCTGTGATGGATTTTTACCGTTACCACTTTGGTCATACCACGTAACAACAAAAATTGATTGGGCAGTTAGCCCATCTACTGTCCCTTGTGCAAATTCTCCTAAATTAACTGCGTTCGTTGCGGTTCCTGAGGCAAAAGATATTGGACTACTAAAACTAATTGTTCCATTTGTATCAAATCCTACATTAACTTCAGTTGAAGTTGCCGCTGTTCTTCTAACCCTTAAACAAAAACCTGTATATGCAGTTCTTAATTTTCTTAATGAATAAGCGTGATGAGCAGAAGGGAATGCATCTAAGATAAAAACATAAGGAGCGTTACCTGTTATAAATTGTTTTTCTTCGCCATAAGAAGTTGTAAGACTGTTTGAAGCATACGCTCTAACATAATATTGTGTGTAAGCCGATAAAAAATTTAAATTACTTGTAAAAGCGCCAATACCTGTTCCATCATTTGTTACTGCACCAGAATCAATAGCGGGGTTTTGAAATGTATTCCAACATACTCCTTTTGTAGTTGGTGTAATACCAAATTCATCAATTAGATTCCCTCCTCCAATAGCTGTTCCTGTAGGATCTATATAATTTACGTCAGCAGTTGTTACTAAAGGAAGTCTTTGGATTCCATAATAGTCCATCATATTTTGCTCTATATTTAACCTATCTGGAGTGCCTATAAATGATATTACTTCTGAAATATATCCATCTGTAAAGTTTGCTGGAGCACCAGCACTACCTATTTTAATAAATGCATTAGTTACTGTTGATGAAGTAACAGAAGATGGTGATTGTATTATCCCATTTATATAAGCACTTGTGGTAGATATTCCTGATATTGTTTCATACAATCTATTAACTCCAGTTGCCGCTGAATAAAGAAATGTTCCAGCAGTTACATATGAAATACCTCTCCCAGCAATATAATATCTTGTAGTTAAAGTCTCATTTAATGCAAAAAATGCATCATTAGTTGCAGCAATAGCATTTGATAATACAAAATTTGATATATTATTATAAGAAATTGATGTATCAACTAAATTCAACCTTTGATTATTAGCGGATATAAATCTAACTGAAGCTTTGCCTTCTGAAGTTTCTAATGTAGCAACCCCCGAATCTACCCTAACTAATCTTGGTTGTTGTCCTGCAGTTGCATTTGTTGGATTTTTACCATTACCACTTTGATCATACCAGGTAACAACGTAAATATCTTGTGCTGGAAAACCATCAACTACCCCGTCCGCAAATTCTCCTAATGTTGTTGCCAATGTAACTGTTCCAGACACATAAAGTATATCGCTGTATAATCCTATTTCACTGTATGAATTAAAAAATACATCAACCGTTGTTGTGGTTACACTTGGCGTTGACGTTGTTCTCCTAACTCTCACACATCTATAATCATATGTATCGCTTAATTTTCTTAATGAATATGCATGGTGCGCGTAATATTGATTAAATATAAGATTAAGCGAAGGGGTTGCTAATGTTGTAAACTCTTCTTGCTGACCATATCCAGTAGTAGCTGTGTTTGTTGCATAAGCACGTACATAATATTTTGTGTTAAGAGCTAATCCAGTTATTTCACTAACAAACGCTCCTATCTCGCTACCAGTAATTGAGGTTTTAGTAGGTAAGGCTACTGTTGGATTTGGACTTGTACTCCAACAAACACCTTTAGTCGTTAGAGTAAGCCCGCCAGCATCTTCTACATAGCCTCCACTTAGAGCTGAATTTGTTGTTATTTGACTAGTATTATTTGTAAATACAGTAGGGGTAGAGTTAAGCGTAAAAACACTAATATTAGGAGCGTATACAAGACCATCAATACTAGATATGGCATAAGCCCTAATAAAATATTCTGTATTAACCGATAATGGGGGTGTTGTTATATTAATAGTATACGAACCAGTTCCAGTTCCGCTTTGAATCTTTGTGTTGGCTATCGTAGGGTTTATTGTTGTTCCATATACTATACCTCTTTCTGTTATTGTTCCAGAATAACTAGTTGGTATATCGCCTCCAGTGCCTAGAAGTGATGTTGGGTATGGAGTTGGATATGTAGTTGTAAATCCTGGTATTACAGTAGTTGGCTTTATAAGTCTTATTGAAAATCCGACTTTTTTTGCGGTTGTACTAACATAACCTAATGCATTAGAAATATTGTCCAAACGAAAATACCCAGTAGCATCTTTTGGCCACCAATAACCATACGAACCCAATCTATTGAAACCCGTATTATTACTAGAGAGTTTATATCCTCCAGGTAATGCTGTAAAAAAACTTGAGTTAGTACCTGTATTAGTAGGCCCCCAATGAGCAGGACCGCTTTCTTTTAAAGCTATTGCAGCTGTACTTCTTCCAAGAATATTTCTTAATGTTATCCACTCGCCATAGGTAGCAACCTCCCAATCAACAGGGGCTATATTATCTCTTAAAGATGGGTCTGCTAAAGATGCAGCATCATAAATACCCATCATTGCATACCAATTATAAAGCCTTCCATATACTGCTGCACTTGCTGGATTATCATTATAATAACGCCAAGCACCAGTTGTTAGTGTACTCCACCCTGTTTTAACTTGTGGAATAACTCTACCGCTCCTATAAGTTGATACATTTAGATTTTTTTGATCCCATATTCTACCATCAACCATAACAGGTGTTGGCACTGGTATTGAACTACTATTAGTAGCATCTTGGAAACTTGATATATAACGTATTGCTGGTGTTATCATAATAAATTATTCACTAATAAATAAACCGTAGTTCCGTTTTTTGTTAATAGAGCTGTACTACCTGGGTTGCCATTTAATTGAGTACCATAAGGAGCTATAGGTGCTGGACTTGATGCAAATGTTATAATTCCAGTGCCTAGCTTGGTATAACTAGCAATAAAACTACTTGAAGCATTTGTAGCTGTGACTTGTATTGCTGTTGAACCATTATCAATCATTACATTTCTACCATCTTGAGAATAGTCTAATCCGCCATTCGTCCCTAGTGTTTGTGTAGTTATACCTACTGCTGAAGTAATTAATATATTGTATATTAATGGTTGAATAGTAGTTGCTCCTAATTTTTCAAAAACACCAGTTGATGCGTTTCTTATTATTATATTATAAGACGCGTTACTTATATCTGGAGTATTAGTTCCTATGATATTAGCGCTTGCTGTAATGTTATTTGAGAATGTCTTTGCTGCTGTTATAGTCTGAGTAGTTGCTAATGACACTTTACCATCTAGCGAAGTTTGAATCCCGCTTGTTACCCCGTCTAAATAACCTATTTCTGTTGAAGATACATTTCCTATTGAAGTTGTACTTGGTAAAACAACTGTTCCTGTAAAGGTTGGTGATGCTAATGGTGATTTTGCATTTAATTGTGTTTGAATTCCACTTGTAACTCCTTTTACATAGGTTAATTCATTTGTGTTTGGATAAATAAGATTATTTGCCACTTCTATTTGTCCAGTTCCATCATCTATTACTATTGCTCCAGCACCACTATTACCTACATTTATAGGTATTTTAGGATTAGAACTAAATGTCTTACCTCCAGCAAATGTTTGACTTGCTGTTGTAACTACACCTCTTGCGGTTGCACTTGCACTTGGTAAATTAAATGTATGTACACTTCCACTTGAATTAATAGCAAAATCTGTTCCTGTTGTTCCTGTTGCAAAATTTTGAACTTGTGCTTGTAATCCATTTAAAGCAGTTAATCCAGTTGTGAAAGTTGTTAGTACTTCACAAAGAGTTTCATCTTGTGTATGTAGTGTTATTGTTTTTCCTGAAGCATTCACAAAAACTCTTATAGCTAATCTATCATTTATATCTAATGTTGTTTCAGGAACTGATAATGTTGTAAAATAAGCATCAATAACGTCACCATTTGTTATTCCTTCAGGAGTAGCGGAACTACTTGAAATTAGAGTAAAAACATTGGTTACACTTACTTTATACAATTCAACATAGAATGAAGGTGAGCCACCAGCAGAATTAGCTGAAAAGTAAAACTCTATAATCCAATTTCCAATAGGTATAAGTAATAATGATGGGTCTGCAACATCCGTTATAAATGAAGCTATATATCCATCAGAACTTACACTAAAGTCTACCCTTGTGCCTATTACTGCAGTCTTACTAAACTCGTAATAAGTTGTACCTCCAAATGTGCCTTGACTTGTGCCTCCGTTTAAGTAATAATTAACAGTTGAACCTCCTCCTCCACTACCACCAATAGAAGATATTTCCCCATTTGTAATTGTAATATTATTTCCAGCAGTTATTATATCTCCATCAGCTGCTAATATTTCAGAAGAAGTACCTCCTTGTTTAATAAATGAGTTTGCGGTTATAGAATTAGTTGTTGTAGAACCTTCATCTGTTACCTCTTGAAGGTTTAGAGTAACGTCTACTGTTTTTATTACTAACTGCGCATCTAATATTCCATCTGCCCACCAGTACTCAACCCCTAAAATATTTACGGTGAGACCACGAAATCTTAATGCAGTTGGTATTCCTGTGGTTACTGCTACTAAAGAGTCCCATGGGAGTAGTCCATTAAAATACCTGCTATCAACAGGTAATTGTTGTCCTACTCTTATATTGTCTGTTAAATTTATTGCCATAATTAAGAGTTTCTAAGTTGCATTGGTTGTGATTCAGTGATTAGTCCCGCAGTAACGTGTATTTTATATGAAACATTCGACCATAAACTTGTGGAAGAATTACAAGGTAATGTTGTAGCTCCACCGAATACTCCTCCTGGTATTGTTCCGTTACTTAATGCTGTCACATACCAAACTGTTTTTGTTGTTGATGTGCTAGGGTATGCAAATGCTAAGTATTCTCCTGCTGCATCAAAGTCAATTGTAATAGTTCCTGTTGATGATGAAACTTCTTTAGTTGCTGTGCCATTCGCGATAGCTGCCTGCATTCCAGCCGATGTTATAGGAGAAGCTGACTTATACCAAAAGTATGGATATATTCCTTGTACAGTAGTTGATCTTGTCGGGGATGTTCCTGCTGGATATGGGGCATCATAATTTATTCCTTTACTATCTAATGGTTGAATTCCTATTCCATAAGTTACTGTTCCACTAAATGTATTTACACTTGCGGTAATTATTGGAGAAACTGACAACGTATTACCAGTTTGTGTAGTACCATTAATGGTATAACTAATTGCAGCACCAGACCTTCCTCCTTGTGAAGTAGATGGTTGCCAAATGCCTCCAACTGTTTTTCCTAGTACATCACCATCGTTGTAAGTAAATGTTAAAGTTAAAGCGGATGAACTACCAATCTCTCTTGTTCCAGCATTATTACTTAATGCAAAAGTGGGAGCGGTTAATACTGGATAATAAGTTTTAGTTAATAGCAATGTTGCAAATTCTTGTAGGTCTGTGCCAATTGGAATTATTTGCTGATCTGCAATACCCCCCACCTCTAAATCTGCTGTTATAGGAGAAGTTGTTACGCTCTCTATAGAAGATAACGCTATAATATCACCATCATCTAATAAAACATTAGTTCCTGTACCTCCAGATTTTATAAATGAATTAGCAATTATAGGATGCGTTGTTTCAGCTCCTAAATCAGTTACTTCTTGAAGAGTTTGTGATGGTGATACACCTGAAGATCCACTTGTTCCAGTTGTACCTGATGTACCTGATGTAGCAGAAGTTCCTGATGTACCACTAGTACCTGTTGTTCCACTAGTCCCAGAAGAACCACCACTTCCACTAGTTCCACTAGTTCCTGATGTTCCACTCGTTCCACTAGTACCTGTAGTGCCAGAAGTACCAGAAGTACCAGATGTTCCACTACTTCCATTTAAACCAGTGTTCCCACTTGTGCCACTACTACCTGATGTACCTCTTGTACCTGAAGTTCCATTAATACCAGATGTACCACTAGTACCGCTAGTACCAGGACAACCATCTGATCCTGCTAAACCACTAGTCCCTGACGTTCCACTGCTACCAGTTGTTCCAGATGTACCAGAGCTACCTGAAGAACCATCACCACCAGCAGCACCTTTTAGATTGATGTCCCAATAGGTAAATGTTCCAGATCCAAAAACTTGTGAAGGAAACTCAAAGTTTAATATTCCTATTAAAGGATTATAATCAATAACAATACACTCTTGATAGTTATATGCATTATGTGATATAATGATAGATTGTCCAGGAGTATATGCTAATAATGTATCAACATTTAATTGTCCTCCTTGCCCTAATGTAAGTTCATCATTGCTAGTTGTTCTATATTTATCTCCTTGTGCACCACTACTACCTGATGTACCGCTAGTCCCACTAGTCCCACTGGTTCCAGATGTGCCACTAACATTACATAATTTAGTATTTAATTTAACTATGACGGTCTCAAGAGTGTCATTAGTATTGATTCCTGAACATACTAGATTAGCTCCTTCGTAGAATACGCAGGTAGCATTTAGTATAACAGGACATGGAATAGCTTCACAAAATTGATTCATGGGTATGTTGTATAATGTGTAAAAATAATGTTTATAAACTTAACGTCAAAGTGTTATATAAAATAGATAGGTATAATATAGCGTTATTACCTACTTCTAGCTTCTTTGGAAACTCTGATTCCCATTTCTTTTGCAAGTTCAGGATATAGATATGGAAGAGCTTCATTTTGTGCTTGAGATAATCCTGGAATTATGTTTAATAAATATTTTAATCCATGAGCTTTTTCCATCATTTCTTCATTATCTGTAGCTATTCCATATCCTTCTGTAGATACCTGATCTACAATTTTAAATGCTTTAGACAAAAGTCCTACAGATGGAAGTAAACTTCCTTTTGTTATAGACTCAAATGATATTGGATTATAATAGAAAGAAACCTCATCACTAATTTTATTTATAACTTTACTGTACCACTTATATGCATTCTTTTCAGCATCTGTAGCATCTTCTGGTGGTTCAGCAGCAGCTGCAGCAAATACAATTAATAGCAAACCTAATAATAAACCAAGTTCTTTAGATTGATTAACTAATTGTTCTCTCATTAGATCATAAAACTCTTCTTGTGTTATTTCTAACTCTTGTCCAGTCTTTTTATAATGTTCTATTTTCTTAGCTGCTAATAACTCATCTAATATTTTCAATCCCTTCTCAGTACCATTAATAATATCAATCATAGATGATATATTAGATTTTCCAAGGAAGGCTACTGTTTTAAAAAATGCTCTTGTTCTACCATACTCCCATGTATCAAGTTCAACATTTCTCTTGATATCCATTCCTCTTGCTGTAACAAGTTTAGGTATCCAGTTTTTGAACATCATAAATGAACTAAACATTGTGTCTCTTCTATAATCAGCTTTGTTAGTAAGACTCATCTGACCATTCAATGTTCTAGCATATTCAGACACAGTAAGACTAAACTTAGCAATGTTCAAATCACTTACGCCTGGTATAACCATTTCACCATTTTCTATCTTAGCGATATTCTTTAATGCATTAGGAGCATTTTTTAATTCTGTCACCCTGGTTTCAAATGTAGCTTCTAATGCTTTTCTTTCACTAGTAGATAGATTATACTTAGTAGCTCTATCTTGAGCTTTTAAATACTTTCTAATGTTTCTAATTTCTCCATCTATCACAATTGAGTTATCAATAAAGCTTAGTGCATTAGCAAATTGTAGTTTTCTTTCAGGGAAAGAGTTTGTCACTTGCATTATGTCTGTAAAAGACCATGTAGAAAGATATTCTATATATCCTTGTTTCCAAGCAAGTTTTCTTCTTTCTTCTTCAGACACATCTTCATTTAAAGGATGTATCAAATCTAATAGTCCTCTCTCTATTGTAGTTAGTTTACCAGTAGTAACTTTTAGATTATTTTTTTCAAAATCAGTCCAAAAATTATAGAACCCTCCAGCTTGTATGAATGCTGTAAATTGATTACCAAACCAGTTAGCTATTGCAATAGCTGGTTTAAGTCCTACAGCCAATGATTGTATCCATGTATCTGCTGTAGCTATCACCTTCTTTGTACCCACTTCAACCTTTTCTACATCTTCTTCTGTTTTACCTAACTTAGATGCTGCTGCAGATATAGTTATGTTACCTAATGAACTTTGATTCTCTGTTAAGTTGTATAAATAATCATTTATAATAACTTTCAATAGATCAGCATTTTTATTCTCATCAAGATTGACTTTAGGAACTCCTGCTTCAATTACCACTTTACCATTCTCCATTATAAGACTTCCTTTAGCAGCTTCTATAGAATGTAATGTAAGAAGTTTACTCTCTAAATTCTTTTTATTTTCATATTCTTCTATAGATTTAATCCAAATACTTCCCACTTTATTAAGATCTGTAGATAGTTGCTCAATAGATTTGTCTGTTTTTGTAAAAAGTTTAGGAATAACTAATTTAACCTTACCAGTTTCTGGATCATTTTTAGAAAATTGTTGCTCCTCATTTACTTTTATCTTATAAAAATCTTGAAAGAAATCTTTTGTTTGTCCTGCTACATTACTAGTCTGATAGAACTTCTCTAATATTGTAGCTTCCATTAATGGAAAGAATGAATCTTTATATTCTCCAAGATAACCCATTGCTTCAGCTCTTTCATTTAGCTTAGTGAAGACATTCCAAACATCTAACGCTGCTTTACTCTTAGACATTTCTACATATTCCTTAGAATAGTTTTTATCTTGCTTAAAGGATTTGCTAAATAAATATCCAAATGTTTTATCATTGTATCCATTAAATGAATCTCTAGTTATATCTAATGCATTATTAATAGCATCAATAGCATATTGTTTGTATCTCTCATTAGTTTCTGGATCAGATGCGTATTGTCTTTTGCTAGCATCTATAGTTCTTTGTTCTATAGCTGTTTTAGCAAGAGCTTTATATTCATCTAAGTTTACATTATCTAAGAAGAATTGTTTGTTATTATCTTCTTTAGCTTTATTAACCTTCACCCAAAACTCAGGATTAATTTTTTTGATAAGTGACATTCCATCTTTAGACTTTGTAGCAATCATATCAAAAGCTTTTATTCCTCTTGCTTTTGCTTCTTTCTCTAAAGGAATAAGTAACTCTCCAAACTGTTTGATTTGTTTTCTAACTTTACCATCTACAACTTTTTTAGCTACCATTATTAAATTGGTAGTCAGATTTATTATCATAGAAGAAAGTTTACTAGATTCTAAGAAAGCTTTTGACATTCCTACAATGCTAGCTTCTGCATCTAATACAGATAATTGTGTTTCTTCTGTTGTAAACTTTTCTCTTACAGCTAATTCTACAACAAATTGTTTTTGTAAATCATCTATCACCTTCAACATAGCATCTGTAGATCTAGAAATATTAGTTAAATCATCTAATATTTTTTGACTTTCTGCATTTAAACTCTTTCTTGGATAGTACGAAAGGAATGTTTCTCCTAAACCTGCATATTTTTGTGCTCCTTCTTTATAAGAAATTAGATCTTGTAGTTTTTTACTTAGTTCAACATCATCTAATTCTGCAAACTTTATAGCCTTGAACTCTTTTAACGTATCTGCAGCATTATTTAAGAATGTTTTACCAACATTAACCAATGGTTCAAAATCAAGCTTTAAATGTAAGAAACGAATAGCCTTACTAAGCTCTGCTAAATCAGCAATCCTTTTATCTTTTCCTTCAAACGTTACAGGTTTACTATATAATTTATCCCACTGAGCCTGTAATGATACAATTAATTTATCTACTGCTTCATTACCTGTAGTTTCTGTAGTGATAGGAACAGGAAGTAAATAAAGATTAGTTTCTTTAAGTGAATCAAGTTTACCTATCTCCATAGATTCTGGAACTAATCCAGATTTCTTATCTCCTGCTATTCTGTAATTATAATTCATTATAAAAGGAATCATACGAGATTTACCTATTTGAGTTTGGTTAGCTCCATATGTATAATCAATAGCAACAAACTGTCCCATTTGAGGAACCCAGTCTTTTATTTTATCTCTTGATATATCTTCATACTTAGTTTTATCCACTGTAGTAAATTTCCAGTCAAGAGTATCAATCTTCATATCAAAAGTTCCATCCTTCTTTTCAAAAGGATATACAGCTTTAAAATCCACTCTAGAGCCAATCATTCCTTTCTCTTTTGTATTAACAACCATTTCTTCTATAAGAAATCTTGTACCTACAGGATAACTTGCAATAAGTTCTTCTGCAAAACCTTTTAACTTTATTTGTAAATCTAAACTTAATGTAGAATCTATACGACTGTTTCCAAATACAGGTTTTCTATATCCATCTTGATCAATAAGATTTGTAACAAAATATTTTTCTAGGAATCTGTGTCCTTCACTTCCCCAATCTTTTTTAGCATCATCACTAGCTTGTTGTTCAGGTGTTCTTTCTGGAAACTTTTTATTCTTTTTTATTTTCTCTGTAATAGTTGTAGCTACTGTTTCCCCTTTAAATGTATACCCTCTTTTTTGAGTTACATTTCCTGAAGCATCTTTTATTTCTGGATTATACACCATTTCTTTAGCATAGTCTTTCACTTTATTGTAGAAGTTATCTATCTTAGCTTTAACACTACTATCTATTTGGAGATATATACCACCAGTTTTAATATCTGCTACAGTTCCTGCTTCACCAGCTCTCACTATACCACCCACTTCTTGGAATATATCAATGTTAGATTTTTTATATATTCCCCTAAGCTTATCAAGAATCATATTCCATAATCCTTGAACCCAATTTCTAGTTTCCTCTTCTATTAGCTCTGGATACTCTGTAGATCCCTCAGATTGATAAACTACCACCTCAGATATAAGTTTATCCACAGCTTCTTTTTTAATCTTTCTAATGTCAGGTTTTCCATTAGCAAGCTGATATTCTTTCTTTTTACTATAAACCTCTAATACTTGCTTATAGATTTTAAATCTATCTATCTTACTAATAAGTTCTGTTATAAGTTTTGGATCAGTTTGTTCTAATATAGCTGTTGTGATGTGAACTATCTCCTCAATTAATGCTACATCTTCTTTACCTTGTGCAACAGCTACTGCTCCTTTCATAAGATCAGCAAGTCCATTTACATTTTTAACATCAACATTAGGATTAGCTTTAGCATAATCAAGCAAGTCTTGAATATCAATACCCATTTGTTCAGCAGCTTTCCTCATCACAGCTACAGTTTCTTCTGAAGCTTTAGATGAAGGCATATCTTCTGTTTGTAACATTACATCTGATACAACAGGAAAGTTGTCTAAACCATTTTCTTCCTGCCACAAAGAAATCTTTGCAGCAAGAATTATTGGATTGATCTTAGATTGTTCAGCTAACGCTTTGAATTCTTCAGTATTTTTATTTATGCAACTTGCCATATTAACATTCTTTTTGTTGTCTTATTATTTCTGCCTTTTCTTTAGGAGTTGAAGCATCCCATTCTTCTTGTGTAACACTTTCAGGTTTTTCACTTACAGTTTCTACAGCAGTAGTAGTAGCACCACCTTTATATATATCTACAATGACATCATCTTTCACTTCGTTCACTTTATCAAATCCATTATCAAGAACTGATTGTTGATTTGTTGTGTAGAACTCTTGTGCTCTGAATGAATCTCCCCAAGCATTGATTGCTTTGTATACATACTTAGTGTAAACCTTTCCATTCTTTTCCGTAATGTGAAGAAGAGGAACTCTTTTGTTATTAGCATCTGTTGTGTACACCTTCTGCATTAACATTTTATGTTGATGTTGTGTGTTACCAGTTTTTCTTCTAAGAATTCTTTGTTCTGAAGAAATAACATCCTCGTAAGAATAAACAATGAAATCTGATCTACCAGCTTCTGACATAGGACTAATCCCAACTAACTTAGGAATAATACCATTGTTTGTTGCTTTTTTCAATGGTTTAACTAATGTATCTCTATCTAGATTAGATACATACTTAGTACCATCTTTATCTTCTCCAAAATATAATGTAGCTCTTTTGTATGTAACTACATCACTATTGTTCCAATTGTTTCTTTCAAAAATATTTAATTCTTGAAACTGTGCTAAGTTAGGAAGTTTTTCTAATATAGACAAGGTTTCATTGTACAATCCTTTGAAATCATTATAAGGAAGAAGGTTAGTGAATGATATAGGAGAATTAGTTAACCCTGATTGTAATAAAGCAAGTCTTGTTAACTTACCATATAGTTTCAAATTGTTTTCTTCTTTCAGTGTTTCTCTTAACTCATTGAATCCATATATAGTTAAGTTTTGATCAGACACTTTGTTTTCTCTGTTATCTAATATAAGATTGATAGGAGCACCTTTTCTACCACCATTTTTATCGTTTTGATCTATAGATAGTGAATTAAGAATGATGTTATTGAATAACTTATGATCTGGCTTAGGAGCTATTCCTTTTACAGGATTACCTAATATTGAATCTCTATAATCAATAATTTGTTCAGCTGCAGATTTTTCTGTCTCTGTTCCTAATAATATTCTAGCCACCTTTGTGTTTACAGGTACACCCTCTTTGAATGTAGTTTGTACAGCCCAATCAAATAGATCATTTACAGCTTTTTGTGAAAGCTTAACAAAATCTCTATCAGACATATCTGTATAAGGTTCTAAAACATTTTGTAGCACTTGTCTAACGTTTCCTTTATCTGACATTAATATTTCAGAGAATGCATCTCTATAGTCAAATATTTTATTTTTTAATTCTTTTATGAATGATCCTGAAATAATATCATCTACAGAAGAGATGATAGTTTTTTTAGCTTTATCTAATTGAATCATTTTCTTAAATACTAAATATGGATCATTGATGTTAGCTGTATCATAGTTTGAAGCTTGTGATACATTAAACATATGTGAAGCCATCTTAGCATATTTCAAGAACTCTTTCAACATATATTGTTGTTGAAGTTTTTGAATATCTGTCATGTCTGATTTAGGAGCTGCATTATTATATTTAAGCATTTTAAATAAATCTGCTTCTGCAGGAATTCCTTTTACAGATGTTCCTGATTTAATAAACTCTTTACTAGGACTATATTCTGCAAGTTTATCTTCTATCATATCCTCTATGTATAACCAAGAATATCCTTTGTTCTCAATAGAACGTAAATAATCTCTAATGATAGGTTGATTCATGAAATATCCTACAGTGTCAATAGGCACACCAAGATCAATTAAAAACAACCATGTAGAAGCTGTATTAGTAGTTGCTCCAAGTTTTATAATCCAGTCACCTTTAGAGATATCCACATATCCATCAATAAACATCCCATTAATATCTGAAATGTATTCTCCTGCTTTATTTTTAATCCATGAAAGCATTGGTCTTTTTACACCATTAATCACTGCAGAGTTGTACTCTTGAAAGTTAATGTTTGTATCTGTAGCAAATATAGTAGAATCTGATTTAGTTCCAAGAATAATTTTATCTTGTTCATCAACCAAATCTCCTTCTAGTCTATCTACATCTATATATGTAACACTACGTTGTCTTTGAGCATGTCCTACTTGTCCTTGAGCAGCAATACCTAATGCTTGTTTACCACCAACAAAAGATTGTCTTAGATTAGACATAAATCTTCTACTCAACATATTACCTACATTACCAAAATCTGCTTTACCATAACCCATTTCTTTTTGAATAGCGTCTGATAGATCACTTAAGGGTTTAGCGTCATTAGGTTTAACTAAGTTGTCATAGTTTAATGGATGAGATATAAGGTTTTCTAAAGATTGTATATATGCATTCTCTAAAGATTTTTTATATAAAGTATCTATAACATTTTCTCTTTGTAAAGAATATTCTTCAGGGAACATACTTTCCATTAATCTATCTTCAGCACTTTCTAAAGATAGTGAATCTTTCATCTGTGAGATGTAGTTATCAAAGTATCCAACATCATACAATTTTCCAAATTCTTTTTTAGCATTTTCTCCTGTGCCATAAAAAGGAATTCTTTTTAGTTTTCCAGAATTTTCTGTAAATAAGTTTTTTAGATAGATTGACAATTTATCAATATCAAAATCCGATCCTGCTTTCTTAACAAGAGCTGAAGGAATAATCACTGAATCACCAAAGTCTTTAGGAAGAAATTGTTTTATCTTGAATACATCAATAGAGTTTTGTTTCTGTGTAGGAATACGAAATGCTACACCTGTAATAGCTGCAAGTTCTTTCTTACCTTCATCTGTGTTATTGAAGTAATTCATTAGGTCAGCATCTGATTTATTAGATTTAAACCATCTACCAATCATTATCTCACACACTCTCTTACCATCTTCATTCTTATAGAACTCTAACTCAGTAGATTCATATGAAAGTTTAGGGCTACCATCTTTATTAAATGTTGGCTTACCTTTATCATCTAATACAGGTTTTCCTTCTGCTCTTACAGATTCTAATAATGCAGAAGAAACTTGCACCTTCATACCTCCTGATATTTTAGGACGTACAATAGTTTTATCAGCTATAGAATAAAGAATGTTTCTAACTTGTTGGTATATAGGAGTAGCTTCTAATATAACATCTCCTTTGACAAATCCTTCAAATGCATCTGTAATGTTGTAATTGATTTCTCTTTTACCAATCTCTTCAGTTAGAGTTTTAACTAATTTATCTCTGTCTTCTATTCTCCACTCTCTATTTCCTTCTTCATTTACAGTTTCTTTGATACCAAGTTTTTTGTATAAAGACTCTACAGCATCTTCGATTCTAGCTTCTAAAAGTTTTTGATTGTTTACAATTTCATTATAGATGTTTGTACCATTGTTATAACTTGATTTATCATCAAGATCTAACCATGCAAGAAATCTATCTTCAAATTCTTTACCAGCCATAAAATCTACAGGTACACCAGATTCTAAATAATCCATTGTAGCAAGTTTAGTAATCTGAGATCCCTGTGTAACAGATGGAACATCTTTAGAAGGAACTTCTGATTGTACAGCTACAATAGTGAATGGTATATTAGTTACTGCTCTCTTAACATTGTCAGCTAAATTACCTTTTTTCTCTTTGGCATCTTGAAATGGTGTATTGTCAAACTCACCTTTTGCATTATATAAAGGAGATATCTTTTCTGTTCCCACTTTACTACCAGAAGCAAACACAGCATAATCTATATTCTCTGCTTGCATCTTGTTATACAATTTGATTGCATTAGAATCAGGATTCATTTCATAAAGAATTCTAAATGATATAGGAGCAAGTGCAAATTTGTGAAGAACAATATCATTATAAGTTCTACCATTGTCTTTATTACCTCTAACAATAGGTTTAACAGGTGTGTATGTATCTTTAATACCTGGATTACCTTTTAAGAATTTCTTAAGTGTTTCTTCACTAGCACCTGATTTAAATAATTCTTCAAACGCTATATCAAATCTATATTGTTTTTCATTATTAGAAGTCCATGTACCAGCTCTAAGTTTAAATACTTTAGTTGCTTTAAGTGTAATTAATCCTCCACCATCTGTTTCCTCATAAGGAACATCATATCCTAAATTCTTATTAGTACTTAATACATCCGCAAGTGTTACAGATTTAAAATGATCTTGAGTCATATCTATATAACCAATATCATCAGGTTCAAATCCTTTGTTATAAATTTCATTAAGTCTAGCATCTATCTTTTGAGAACTAGGAACTAATGGTTGTCCAGGAGATGTAAAGTTTTTGATACGTTTAAGCTCATCATTATATTGGTAAGGATCTGAATACAAAATTTTGTGCATTTCAATATTAGCTATCATGTAGTTAATACTTAATGCTTTTAATTTTGTATTTAAACCAGCTTGTGTAACTGCTTCTCCTTTTTTAAATAAGCTCACCTTATCTACACTAACTTGTCCATCTTCTGTTGTTACAATATCATATGATCTTAATAAGTCTTCTGTATCTTCTGTTTCTTGTTTAATGAATGCCTCCACTGCAGAATTTATAGCTTCTTTATTATCTTGATATAATTGTTCAGCATCAGTGTCTTTTTTAATTCTAGAAGCAATTTTTTTATGTGCCTCATCTCCTAGAATAGCTTTAAAGAAACGAAGATCTTTTCCATTATCTTTTGCTGTATTTCTATTTTCTTTAACTAGTTCCACTTCAGACATGAAATAGTCTTTGAATATATCTAAGTAGCCTTTGTTGAGTAATTGATCTTCTGAAACAAACGGATCTTTTGCATTGTACATTCTAATAGCATGTTCCAATGAAGCATCTCCAGGAACAAGGTTCATGAATATACCAGATAGGTTAAGATTTAACTCCTGTATAAGTCTTTGTCTGTATGAAACTTTAGAAGCTTCTTTTTTCTTACCAGTTTCTTCATCTACTATACCATCTACAATAACAGGTTTTCCAATATCTTCTGTACCAGCTCTACGTTTTCCTGTACTATCTGTTCCAACTATATCAAACATCTTTTTCAACATTTGACTTCCTTGTACAAATACATCATTGCCTGCTGCTAAGTAAGCAAATCTTTTATGTCTAGGATCGTTTTGTAGATCCTCTATATTTTTTAGTTTAGATAGTGTGTTGTGTAAAGCACTAATAAGATTGGTACCAATGAATGATTGTGTACGCTCTCCATTAATGTTAAAATATGTAGACTGAAACTCTGTATTTTCAATAACAGCTTTTACAATAGCTAACTCAAATAAGTTACCATCAATATTTAATGTTTTAGTACTGATACTTCGTATACCACCATCTTCTTCTACATCATTATTATTTGCATCTTTTACTATTTTTGTATCTCCCACCTTAGCAAGTTCTTCTCTAATATATCCAACTGATTTTTTAAATACAGAAAGTTGATCTGCTTTTAAATCTACTAGGTCTCTTTCATTAAATTCTATTCCAATTGAATTAAGAAAATCAACATATTGCTTTAGACCGCTACCATCAAATTCTAAAGCTTTCAAATTATCTTTAGCATAGTATCTACCTGTAGCTGGTACATATCTAAAATACTTAGATTGATCTGCTTTTAATGTAGATATTATATCATTAATCATCCCTTTTTTAGCTTGCTTAGCTGCACTACTAAGTGTAGAGTTACTTACAACTACATCACCATCTTCTTGAAGGAACACAGTGATAACATCAGGATTTTGCATACTGATAGATTTCCATAATGCTGCTGCTAATTGGAAGTCATGTTCTTGAATAGTAGTTATATCTAATCCTTGATTAGCAGAGTTACCAGTTAAGCGTCTAAATAAAGCATTGTAATTAGGATTATTCTCTGCCATTGTTTTAAGACCTAGTAACATATCTTCTATATCCATAGAACTATGTAACTTACTTTTTAAATCAATGTGTATCTGATCTGCAGGAATAAGTGTAACTCCTCCTATAGAAGAAGGAAGCCAATCTATTTTACCACCTGTCATTTCTGTAACAGGAATAGTGCTCAATACAAGTTTCAAAGCAGCATTAGCTTTTCTATATGAATCAATTTTATTAGATGCTTCTAATTCTCCTCTACCAGTATTTTCTTCACTGTTTAATATACCTTCATCATTCTCATCAAACTGAACATCAAACGTTTTCAAATGTGCTTTATGATTGGCAGTAATTTCAGCCCATTCCATTTGAATGTTATATGATAGTGTATCAAGATTGTTATTCATTCTAGTCACTTTCTCTAAAGTTGACTTACCTTCAGTAACTAATATATCATTTAATTTCTTTTGTCCTGCAAGAAGTTTTAATATACCAAGTTTAAGAGCTGGGTATAATTCTGATTCTTTTTGATCATTAACAGTAAATACACTCTCATTGTTTAATGAAAGTTTAGTCAATGTCAAGAATGTCATATGCTGAATAATGTCATGCATTTCAATCTCAGGGATTGTTGTTGATCTTCCTTCTGAAGTTTGATTAGCTTGAGCATTTTCAATATCTATCACACCCTTCTTAGCATATGATAGTTGTGTTTCATATGGATTGAATTGAGCATAGTATCCATTACCAATTCTATTGAATAATTCTCTTGTATTAATTTGAGCTCTAGGTCCTACAAAGAAAGCTTTAATAGCGTCAATCAATTGAGAGAACAATCTGCTTATTAAACTTTTTGATTCTAATGGTTTACCTAACTTATCAAAAAGAACTGCTTCTCTAAACTCTTCAGCTAATTGTTCTTTGATTTGATAAGCAGTGGCGTTTTTATATTCTACAGACTTTCTAGTTTCTCTATCAGTAAAAGATCCTGTTCTTGATTTGAACTCATTAATAATAGCTTGTTTCTGAGCTGGTCCAGCAAACATTTTCCATACAGCTTCAAACACCTCATGGTAAGCTGTTCCCTCTTCTGCGTTCTCATATACATATACAGCAGCATCATGGAACATACCCCAAAGCTGTCTACCATTAGTACCTTTGATCAGGTTCTTCACTCTATATAAAGGAACATTAGGAAGCATTTTATTGTAATCTTCTTCTAATTTCTTCCAGTTCTCTGCTTTAAATTGATCTAGTTTGTCAATAGCTTGTGCAACTCTCATTTCACTTCTATCAACATCTACATCTTCTATATCATCTAGATTGATAAATCCTTCAGGAAGTGTAGTTGCAGGAACTACTTTTTCAGGAGTAACTACTTCTTCTTCTTCTATTGGAGTTTTTACTACAGTGGTTACTTCTGCTATTTCTAAATCAAATTTATCTTTTAACTCATTTAATATATCTACTCTACCTTGTTCTTTAGCAACAGACATTGCTTTAAAAAATGCTTCTGCTATAGTTTGACGTTCACTAGATTGTGTATTTTTATCTGGATGAACTTCTTTAGCATATTCTTTAAATAACTTTTGTGCTTCTACCTTGTCTGTTTTTACTAATTCTCCTTTAATGGATTTATTAAGTGCTTCAAATATTTGAGATCCTAAATTATCAGGAATAAATTCTCCTTTAACAACTTTACCTGGTTGATCTGTACTAAAATCAAATAATGATTCATACTCAAATATTTTTGTTATAGTGTCATTTATTCTTGTTACTAAAGATGTTGGAGCTTCATCAGCTATTGCTGGTTGAACAGGAGTCATTTCTCCTACAACTTGTGGAGCAACATCTTTCCATATCATACTAACAGCAATATTAAGAGCTTTACCTGTTAGTTCTTCATCAGTTGCATCAGGGTTAGTATCTCTTAAGTTTTCCTTTATCTGACCAATTTTCATTTTTACATCATCTGAATTTATATTCATGATGTCATTCTTAAAAAATGCTGTAGATATTTCAGCAGGAAGTAATCCTTGAATAGAAAATATATCTATAGAAAGAGATTTTATATACTCAATTGCTTTTGCTGAATTGAATGTAAATCTTATTTCTCCTACACCATTACCAAACATTCTACTATTTTCTGCTTCTCCATTTAAATTATATTGTCCAGGAGGTGTAGGTTGTTGTTGTGGAACTACTGGTGAAGCTGTGGGAGCTACAGGAGCTTGAGCAGTTGGTGTAGCAGCAACTGGTGCTGGTGTAACCACCACTGCAGGTTTAACTATAGGAGCTGCAGGTACAGTGTATTCTACTGAACTATTCAATGTGAAATACACACCCTTTCTATTTGTATCTTCTGCAGATGTAAGAGGTCTTACTTGTGTTGTAAGAGGAATTTCTTTTCCAGTTCTTTTACCTATAACATTTCCATCTTTATCTACAATGTTTGCAGACAATAAATATGTTTGATAATTAGGCCATGTTCTTGTAACAGGGAGTCCTAGGTTATCAAAACTTAGTATCTCATCGTAGGGAGCATTGTATGTATCTATATTTACTTTTTTAGCATCTGTATTAGCATACATTTGTCCTAGCAATCCAAGAATATCTTGTTTACTATTTATAAGTCCTTGTGGTGTAAAGTCAAAATATCTTTGAGATTCTTTTTGAAGACCAGACATAAACAACTTCTTAACTTGTTTACCATCTTCCATAACATCTTCAAACCAAATGTTATTATATCCAGCAGGTTTTCTGTTTCCTTCTTTATCTTTTGCAATTCCCCAATATACAACGCTCTTTAACCAGTTTAAAATATTCTTATTAACTTCTTCTTTTTCATTACCGAATAATGAACCATTCGCAGAAGCATTTTTAGCTAAGTTTAACATAGCATCAAATATTGTTTCTGATTCTGTTTTATTAAACTTTTTATTATAAAGTCTAACAAGTCCTTGCCCTGGTATACGTAAGAACACTCTACCTTTAGGACTCTTGAAAGAAACACTTCCTTCAGACTTATCATCATTAGTTGTAGCAACAGTGATGACAGCATCTCTATTAAGTATACCTTTAGCTAATAATCCAGCATCTTGTGCAGAAGTTCTTGCAGAAGTATCTACAGATGTTGTGCCATCTGCATTTTTATATTTAACAAACTCTAGATTACCAAAAGATGTTTTAAACTTTTGTCCTTTCTTATCTAATGTTGTATTTGATAATTGTCCATCTCTCCATGCTTTATATTGCTCTTTAAGACTTTCTCTTTCATATTCAGGAACAGTGTCTCTAAACATTGATCCTGTTTCAACATCTCCTTTTGTATAAGCTAATGAAGCAGAAGGAAACACTTGGAATATAGCATTGTCATAAAGTCTTTTGTTGTAAGCTTCTTGTGTTTCATCTGCAGATTTTCCAGGAATAAGTTTCCCATCCTTATCTACAAGTTGTCCATTCTCTGTTACAACTAAGAATATAACTTCTTTTCTGACTTCTTCTTTTCTTTTTGCATCTGTTATATCTTCAGAAAGAAACGCTTCTGTTAATCCAGAAAGTATTTGATCTTCTGTATTAGCTGTTACAATAACACCTCTAAGATCATCTACATTATCCATATCAGAAACTCTTGTCCCAAAGTGATTAACTCTTGCAGCATATCCTGGAAGAGGTCTTTCAACAGTATCTCCTGTGAATGGTTTAGTAGCTCCTACAACAGTAAGTTTATCTTTTTTAGCTTCTTGCTCATATGGTTTTGTACCAAAGAAGTTTTGTACACTTCCTGTTAATGTACCAAGAAGCTCTTGTCCTAATGTAACATTACGTTGCATTTGTGCAGCTTCTTCTTCTTGTTTCTTTACATCTTCTGCAAATTGTTCAAACGCATTTAATATTTCTCTCTTAGCAATTTGTTCATTGATAAGTTTATCTAAGCCTTCTTTTAAATCTGCTATATCTTTAACGAGCTCTTCTGCTTTTTTATTTAATGCAGGTATTTTTAACTCAGCTGAGAAATCATTTATATCAGATTCTAGTTCTAATACTTGAGTAGTGATGCCCTGTTTATTATTAATATAGTATTGTGCACCTTCATCTCCTAATGCTCTTTCTAGATTAGCTTGTAAGTCATCTATAAATAATGGTACACCTGGATTTTCTTGTTGAAGTCTTTTGATATAATCATTAAATATAGAAACAGCTTTTAGAAATGCATCTTCTATTTGTTTCAATAGACTACTATTATCTTTAATAGCTTGATTAGTTATATCAATTAAGTCCTCAAGAGTGTTAATATCATCTTTTAATAACTTAATCATCTCTCTACCTGATTCAGGAAGAGACTCAAGATTATCTAAGAAGTCTTTAAAGAAAGGTATGTTAGATTCTAATTCTTCTTTCTCACTTAATAGTTGTTCATTCTCTTTATTTAATGTAGCTTGTATAGAAGATAGTTCATTGATTATCTTCTTCATTGCAGGAGTTTGATTCTTTCTAGGAGTTCCTTTCTTAGTAAGGCTCTCTTTTGCAAGTTGATCTTCTAATGCTTCAAGAGCTTTAGCTGTTCTTTCTTTACTAGTGTTTAATTTTTTAGTTATCTCATCTAGACGCTTAACACTTTTATCATACAAGTCTAGTATAATATTGTTACGTGTTTGCAGTTTTTGTGATATAGTGGTTACAGCATTTACAAATTCCTCTGTAGCTTGTGCAGCTTCAGCAGTCACTTCTCCCACTTGTGTAATAATAGCCTCTTTGTATGTACCTTGAGCTTTGAACATATTGTTCCAAACCTCACTTCTTATAACTTGTCCTTTCTCATTCTTGTATACAAATGTAAGTCTGTCTTTATTAGCAGAGTATTCTAATCTTCCTATAACAGGATTACCATTAGCATCTTTTATTAATTTATTTGAGAAAGTGTTATTTCTATTAATGTATGCATAGTTCTTCTTCTTATCTTTTGTAATGTCAGAAAGTTTAGATAATTGATATCCTTCTAATGTTTCCGCAGAAACATTTCTTATTCCATTCTTATCTTTAATTTTAAATGTACCATCACCATTATCAGCTAATATACTTAATGTTGGAGCTTGAATAACTTCATTACCATCTTTATCGTATTTAACTATTTTACCAAGTACATACTCAGTACCTATTTCAATTTTCTTATCTACTACTTGTCCTGTTTTACCATCTTTAACTTTAACTATAACAGTTTCTTTAGGAACAATGTTTCCATTTTCATCTAATACATTACCTTCACTATCAGTTATAGTTGGTTCAACTGCTACATACTTTTCTGGGTTATTTTTTAAACCATCATATTGCTTTAATAATACATCTCTTTTAGCAGTCATAAAAGCAGCATCATCTAATGCTTCAATAAGTTCTTCTTTATTAATAAGTTTACTTGCTTGAAGATTAGCAACAGCTGTATTAAACGTATCTAATTTACCCTCAGAAACATCTTGTAAAATTTCATCTATATTATCTACACTTCCTATTAACTGACTTGTTAATTCTGGAATTCTTTGTTCATAGTCTGAAATTTTAGTAGTGGCATATAACATTTTATCTATTACAGAAGTAGGGTACATAGGAGTTCCATCTGCATTTGCTAAGCCACTATAACGTAAGTTTAAAGTTTGATATAAAGATTTTACATTATTTGCTGTCTGTTCAAATTTATTAAGTCTATCCAAGAATGCTTCTCTAGTATCTGTAGGAAGAGCTTTTTCTTCTTTTACTAATTCATTAAACCCATCATTAGTACTAGCAAGAGTTCTGTAATCATCTATCTCAGCTTTTACTAAATCAAATCTTCCAAATTTAATTCTAGGAGTGAGATAATTAATAATGTAATCAGTTTCTTTATCTTTACTTTCTGTTATGTTTCCTTCTTTTAATAACTGCTCTCTTTCTTCTTGAAGAACAGTTCCTCTATTTACAGAGTCTTTTGTTTCTTTAGTAAAATCAGATAATTGATAGTTATTGAATTGTGTTATTGCTTCTGCTGTATTTTTTGATGTTTCTCTTCCTTCTTGGAATTTACTTTTTCCCATCATTATTGCACCAGACAATCCTCCTATTAAAACATTTTTAGCTCCTTCATCTGATAAAAATCCTTCAGTAATTCCTGTTGATAAAGCATCTAACCAACTAGTAGGTTCATTATTATATTTTTTATTATAATAATCATTTACACCAACACCTATAGAAAACTGAGCACCTTCTTCAAACCCTTCTGAGGCAGAAAAAGTATAAGGTCTTATTTTATTTATAGTGTTTAATACTTTATTCTTAGGAGTTTTTGCAACAAACTTACCTGCAGCATCTGTAGTTATATCTCCAATCCCTCTAGTAACATTATTTATAATTCCCTTTTCTGCTTTATAAGAACTTCCTAGTATTTTAGGAAATTGAATATAGTTAGTAGCACTAAGTAAAGCAACATTCCCTAAGAAAGAAGCATTACCTACACTATCAGCAGATCTATTAATGTTATCAAGATCAGCACCTTTTGGTTCTAGTCCATTATTTTTATCTTTAAACTCTTGTATTTTTTGATTTCTAAAAGTATTAAGATTTTGAAATGCTTCAAATCCAGCTTCCCCACTAGTAGACAATCCTGCAACAACAGCTCTATGTCCTTTATCTAAAATATTATATGTTCTTAAATAGGAATCAGACAATGCTTTTATTTTTCCATAAGCCTCTGTTCCTTTATCAAGTTTTAATAACATCTCTTCTGACTTAGCAACTGCTTCAGCAACTTTACCCATAGATAATAGTCTAGATGCACCTGGAAGTGCAGCGAGTCCTTTTAATCCAGCAGAATAAACTCCACCAGTTAAATAAGCTCCAGCAGCAAATCCCATGTTCTTAACAACACCATCCCATAAAAAGTTTCCTGTTAAAAAATAATCAGGAGAATACCAACTAGCATTTTTTTCTACATCAGTATAAAAATTAGGAGCAACATCTTCAGCTTTTCTTATTACTTCATCTAAGTTTCTATTAAAATCATTATCATAAAAAGAAGCAAATCTCCCATCCTTTCCCCATTGAACCAATCCATTAACCATACCTACAGTACCTTGTAGAAATGTTGTACCTGTAAGTAAAAGTCCTTTACCTACACCATTGATCATTTTAGATGTCCAAGATTGATTTTGAGCATAAGCATCTTCGTTATTATAATCTCCAGGAACAAAGTTATCATATCTGTTAGATGACACTTCAGAAAGAGTTCTCATTATACTTCCTCCTGGTTTAGTAGAAGTAGGTGTACGCAATGAAGAATAAAGTGATTCCAAAGAACCATCATCACCACCTCCACCAAGATTACTTGTTAAGGGTACTGCATCAGGATAAACATTATCTGGACTTGCATATGTAGGCAAAGGTTCTGGAATACCAGGAGCTGTATATCCACCAAATTGATTTTCAAGATCAAGTCTATCTAACATTGGTGTTTCTACATTTAATTGTGTAGGAACAGGATTTACTGCTGCTGCACCATTTTGTGCTTTATCAATTGATTCTAGATTATTTTCTGCCATTGTTATGGTTTTTGTCTTAATGTTTTTAATTCTGAAGCTGAAGGCTTTCTATTATTTAATAACTCAAATATTCTTTCATCAGTCAATCCTAGCACTGCATTGTTTACTTGATTAGCTGGTATATTAAAATCTGGATATGCAAGATCTTGAATTAACACTTTGTTAGTCTTAGGATCTGTTATATTAAGTCTAATTGAGTTTAGACCATCTTGACTTGTAACTAAGTTTCCTGAAACTCCATAATGTCTTACATTTACAAAATCTGTAGCTTTTCCCATATAAGAATTACTTATATTTGTTTTTCCACCATCAATTGCTGTTGTACCACCACCTGCTCTTATTTGTTGTGATTGCAAAGGTCTAATTGCTGCTATCTGTGGATCAGCTTCAAATCTATTACCAAATACAGATCTGTATGCTTCTGTAGGAACTCTAAATGTTTGAGGTGTACCATCTTTTCCTGCTGCTGTAACTTGATACATTCCAGGAGCATATGCAGTTCCTTCAACAATTTGTATTGTTGCATTTTGAAGATCTCCTGCAATAGCTCTTAATGCTTTTGTATCAAGACCTGGAGAGTTAGGTAATCCTCCATCTTGTTTATCAGCAAGATTAGCAAAACTCATAAGAGCATTTCCAAAGCTAGTTTTCTGTGCTTCATTATCTAAAGGAATACCATACTCATTACCCTGCATTGCTACCACTCTATCTTTAACCATTTGAGCAGTTTCTTTGTTTCTTTCTACTAAAACTTTTTGATATGGAAAGTTTACATTTTTAAAATATTCATTTGAATATTGATTAAGTGTTTTAAATCCAGCATTATTTGAATAGGGTTGAGTTTTTGCTAGAAATAAATAATATTCTTTATCAGAAAGTTCTTTTTTAGCTCTTGCATTATCATACATTGCTCCTGAACTTTGTGTTCCAGGGGCACCACCACCTCCTGTAGATCTACCATCACCACTACCCCTTATTATATAGTTGTTCACTTTATTATTAAATTCAACAAAATCTTTAGGAGAATATTTGTATGCTCCACCAGGAAAACTAACTGTAACAGATTTAGAACCAGCAGGGATATAATCTTCTATTTTTCCAAATTTACTATCTAGTTTATTATTTATATCTGTAATCATTCCAATATTAGCAAATGCATCTCTTTTCAAAGGTTCTGTTGTATTAAAATGTGATCTCAATAAAGGATCTACATACTTACCGCTTTGCCATGCCACTCGTTGTTGATCTAACCATAATGTATCTCCCTTTTTATCAAAGGCTTCCATTATTTCATTTTCACTATTGGCTATAGCTTTATTATCATTTTTTATTTTATCATTAATTTTATCAAGAGTAACCGTAGGAAGTTCTTTTTGATCAACAGAGAAAGGAACTCCTCCATATCCACTTTGAAGACCTGCTAACTTTTCTTCTCTTACTTCTTTACGTTCAGCTCTAGCATCATCTCTCTTTTTAAAATAAATATCATCCTGATGAAACTGTTGTGTTTGATTATATGTAGCTAACCATTTTCTATATTCAATTTCTTTAGTTTCCTTATATTGCTTAACTTGTTGAAATGGACTAGACTCATATGTTTGAGATACATCTTGGCTAGCAAATGTATTAGAAAAATTACTAATCCATTTAGTAGTGTGAAGTCTTGCCTTAGCGGATTCTACATCACCTTGAGCAAATGTTTTAGTAACATTTCCATATTCATCTGATAAATTTTTTAATGTTTTGTCAAATGAGTCAACTTGTTTTTGTAATTCCATTTTAGTAGATGCTGAACTAGTTGTATCCATGGCATTAACTGTCATGTCTCTTTGCATCTTTATCTTATCATAATCTGTCTTATATGATTTATTGATATCAGAAACAAATTGTTCAGGTGTAGAATTTGAATAATTATATCTACCATCAATTTGCATTGATTGAAAATCATTAGGACTAAGACCCACCATCAAAGCTGCTTGTATTCTTTCAGGTGTTATTCCTGCAATCTTTGTACGTGTCATTGCATCTAATACAATCACATTACCATTCTTGTCATACTCAATTGCTACATCTTTAGTAGTTTCATTTTTAACTAATGCTTTGATAACTTCTATTCCATTCTTTTTATAATTACTGTATTGCTTATACCCACCAGTAAATGATTTATTTAAATCTCCACTAGTTAACCAATCGTTAGCATCAGTTTTGAATAACCAATCGTGAGAAGCAGATCCTTTACCATCTTTATTAGCAGCAGCCATCTCTTCTAATCCTTTTCTATAAGTCTTAGAAGATGCTATTGCATTTAGTACATTAGGGTCTTTGGATATTTGATTGGTCATTCCATTAACAGAATTAACCAATTGGAAATTAGAGAAATCTCCAGCTGCAACTGTACTGAGGTTATTACCTAGTTGATTGAGTTTAGATTGTAGATATGCTTTATCTACATCTCTAAGAACATCAAGTCCAGCAATGTTATCAATGTTAGTTTGTATTTTCTGTATACCCTCATCATACTTTTGTTGTTTGTACATACCCACTTCAGCCATTGCCTCAACAGGCAATTGCTTAACGTAGGGATTGAAAGTGGGGGTGATGTCTGTGTATGAAGCCATAATTTAGCAAATATAATATGAATTATTATAACTACCAAAACTAATAATCAATTCTGGTAATTCTTTATAATTAAATTGGTTAGAAATTTTTGTGTAGTTTAACTATAGAACCGTTCTTAGCATTTTTAACAACTGATGATCTATTATTTTTACCAACAGATCCTCCATTTTTTGTTAGTGCAACAAGAGGAGGTGTAGCAGTAGAAGGTATATTAGTTCCATCTCCTTCTTGCATTTGATATCTTAGAATAGTTTTACCATCAGTATCATATACAGGAACTTGTTTTATGTTTGATTTACCTCCATAAACTTGTGGAATGTTTGGTTGAAATCCTGGACCTTGTGTACGTATTCCACCTGATTGATTATATGCAAATGTAGGGAACATATTACTCTTAACCTTATATTCTAAGTCACGAGCATCATGTTGCAAATACTTATCAGCTATAGAAGCAATGGCTTTTTGATTTATCTCTTTTGTTTTACTTAATGCAAGACTTTGTTTGTTCATTTGATCAGCATTTAATTGTAAGTTTGCAGCCATCTCTTGATTAACCTTAGCTCTATTACCGCCATATATCTGTTGTTCAAGACCTTGGTTAGCTCTGAACTCCTCAGCGTAAGAAGATTGATCTGCTAGAGCTTTTTTACCAAATACACCTGCTGCCGCAGCTGGATTAAACGCACCTTGATTCAATGCATCTCTAAAGTCTGCAGTGCTTTGATTTCTAATATCTTGATAGCTTACACGAGTCATAGGATCTAATTGCATTCTTATATGTTGAGATGGTACAGGTTCATATTGATTCTGAGACATAGCCATATATTCTCCTGCAAACTGACGTGGATCAATTCCTGGAAGTTTAGCACTTGGTAAGAACTGACTAAGCATGTTAGCATAGTCCATAAACTTATTTCTTTTATATGGAACTACATCTATTTCTTTTTTATCAGTGGTAGGAGTTGTCTTTGCACCAAGAGGGGTTAACTTTAATTCTTCTGTTGCAGCTGCAGGTTTCTTGTTGAATTCAGAACTAATCTTAGCCATGTATTGCTCTGTTCTAGGACCAAAGTATTCATCTTCATTACTTTCTAATATCCTACCAGTATTTTTTCCAGAAAGAATTTCTTCTTTAGTAAGACCCATCTTCTTCCCTTTAGCATTAACTCCTCTTTCTTTAGTAGTTTTTTGAATTGCTGTAATAGCTTCATTAGGAAATAATTGATGATACTTATGTTGGAACTCTTTTATAGAAGCACTCTTTTTATCTTTCTTACCTTGTTCATATAATTTAACAAGTTCATTGTATTGATCTTCTGTAATAGATGGTTTTTGTTCAGCTGGACTAATGACCTCACTGTTCTGAGCTTTTCTTAAATAAGCTCCATGCTTAGCATATGGACTTTCTAATTCAGCATCTTTAGTGATAGGATCATAGTCAAGTGATATCTTACCTTTACCTAAATCTTCTGCACTTATATTTTTTCCTTTCATATATGATATATCTTTTTTAGTATCATTAACTGCACTCTGTAAGTTTGCTGATTTGATTCTTTGTTGTGCAGCTAGTTTAAATTTAGCATCTCCAGCTTTTTTTATTATATCTGCAGTTTTATTTTCTAATGCTCCCCATTGTGTATCATCTGCATTATTTGCTTTAGCAGAAGCTATCTCCATATAAGAGGCTGCTTTATTCTCATCTTTAGCAATCACCTCACCTATACGTTTAAATGTTTTCTTAGGATTTTTATTGAATAAATCTATTAACACTTGATCACCAGTAGCTTTAACTATATCTGCACTAGGTGCTATATTACCTAATACAACTGCTGATGTTTGAGCTTCTCCTGTTTGAGGATCTACTTCTCCACCATCTTGCATTTCCATTATAGTTTCTCTTCCTTCTGCTTCTATACTAGCATCTGTATCAGCACCATATTTAGCTGTTTGTTGAGGACCACCTTGTTGACCACCATAGCTAATACCAATACCATCATTGTCATGTGATGCACCATTAAGTTTAACCATCTCACCAGAACCTGGCATATATGGATTACGAGAAATTACTTCAGCTTCTCCACCCCAATGAGTTTTAAGTTGTCCACCCATAGCATAAGTTTCCATACCTCGATTACTAATAGGTGTGTAATCTCTCATATGTCCACCAGCTCTTAGTGTATCCATTCCTTCATGTGCATAGTCATATACTTCTTGTTCATCAAGACCACCAAATGAAGCTATAACTTGTGGAGTCCAATCGTTAGAGACCCATCCACCATCTTCATACGGTTGAAGAGCTTCTCCATTTTGACCAACTCCCATATTTTGTAAACCGCCTGTTATATCTCCTGCAGTGTTTAATCTAGCTAAGAATGCATTATTTGAATTCATTGTATTTTGTGCATGCTTTTGTTTACCTGGTTCTTTATCCAACATTCTTCCAAACATTGTTGTAACTAGTCCTACACCTGGTCCAAATAAACTACCTAGCTTACCAGTAGCATTAGCTAATGTACTGTTTCCAGCAAGCATAGAATTAAAGGGACTTTCCTTTCCTAGGTTACCCATAAAACCTTGGCCTCCTCCTAGGTCTGTATTAAGTTGATTAAAGAAATTTCCAAACTTACCACCACCTTGATAATTCTCAAGATAAGCAGCATCATCATTATTACTTTCATCAAATGGTTCATATCCAAGATCATCGTATATTGCACCAGGGGCAAATGTATTTTGTATTTCACCACCACCTTGGAACACTCCACCATTTTGTGTAATAACATCTGTTCCTCTTCCTTGTGTATTAGATAGTTCATTAGCACTATGTATGAATCTAGGATCATCTGGTCTGAACCATTGGTTCTTTGGTTTCTCAGCAAATGCATTTGATATACCAGCTCTCTTCTGTACATCAGAAACTTTAGCCCAAGTTTCCATTTTTTTTGTAAGTTTCTTATTTTCTTTATGTGCATCAAACGCACCTTTTATTCCAGTGAAAGCTCCCATTACAGCATTCATAGGATCTATTCCTTTTGCAAAAGAAGATAGTTTATCTGTTCCCAAAGGATTAGATGTATCTCCTGTCATACCTATTAACTCTTGTGTGTCATATGCATCGCTAGCTTTTTGTTGTTTTTTACCAAAGTTAGGAGTAACTTCAACTGGTGCTATTTCTTCATCACTAGTATCTTCTATAATAGGTTTAACAAAAGAAGATTGCATTCCTTCCATATCAACACTTTGGAAAGCATCGCCATAAGGATTATACATGTTGAATGATCCTGCATTACTAGTAGCTATATTATTACCAGTCTGAGCTTTCTTAAACTCTTTACCATGTTTTTTCATAAAGGCTTCCTCCGAAGGATATTTCTTATAGAATTCCTTTTCAGATTTAACTCCTGCAATTTTTAAAATTTGTGCTTTCATGATTTATATTTGTTTAGCCTTGATTTATATATGTCCATTTAAAACCTTTTACAGTATTACAAGACTTTTTATTATTACAGCAATTAGATATGTTATTTGCTGGTATGTTTAATTCTTTTTTTATATGTTGAGCTGAAGGCCACTCTTTAATTAACTTCCCTTCTAAAGAATATTGATAAACTTTTTTGTATTTGCTTTCTTTAGATTTTGTAATTTGTTCTTCTGATTGTTTTTTTCCTAATTGTTTTTCTCTAAACAATTGTTTATATTCATCAGACCATTTTCTACCAGTAGCCTTTATTCTAATTTTTGTTCTAGTTTCTTCACTACACAAAGATATGTTATCTGGATGTGTTGGTTTTAAATTAAATCCAAAACTTTTATTATGTGTATTTAACATGTTACACCAATAATGTTCTTGAGAGTACAAGTATTTTTTGTTACATTCTTCTAATGTTTCAAAGATAAAACTTTCTTCCTTGTACTTATTAAAAGAATTTTGTAAATAATCGTTATCATGATTATTTCTTCTTAATCCTAATAAATGTTGATTTAATCTTTTTAGAATATCAGAAGCAGCTCCCACGTATATATGGTTTGTAATAGTATTAGTTATTGTATATATACCTGTTTTCATTTGTAAGCTTCTAACCAGCCTCCTGGTTGTGGTTTATTATAATTTGTAAAGTTAGTCAATTGATCTAATTGTTGCAAAGTTTTTTGATCTTGTTGGTTCACACCATTCTTAGCCATAGGATATTCTGTAACCTTCTTACCCTTGAACTTATAATTCTTTCCTGGTTTCATTAGTTTTGTATCTCCTGTATCTGATACACCAAGGACATCATAAGGAACTCCTTCCATTGTTATTTCATTACTTCCTATTTCTGTTATCTCTCCTGGATGATCCCATTGCCCTCTATCATCTTTAATCACTCCTCCATCTTTCTTTTGTTGCAATGCTCCTAATCCAATTGCTCCTGGAACTACAGCTTTATATATATTAGGATTAGTCATATCAAACATTCCATTATTACCTGTTGCTGATTTAATATTACTAGGAATATTTGTTATATATTCTGTAGAATTAAAATCATTTAATGGGTACTCTCCATGAGGTGTTATGTATCCATCATACTTACCTTTCCACAAAGAACCTAAGTCATCTATTATAACTTGTTCATTCTTTGCTGAATCCCAGTATGCTCCTTTACCCTCTCTTCCAAAAAAAGAACGAGTTTCATGTGGCATTGGGTTTTCTATATTAACATAACTATTCATGTCAATGTCTCCATATAACTTAGGACTATTTGTATTTGGATGAAAATATGCTCCTTTACCATAAAACCCATCATCTGTTTGACCAAATTTATTTAAATCAAATTCATCAAATTTATCCCAAGTACTATGATTAGTTATTTGTACATTACCTTTAGCATCTCTCACTTTAGTATTACCAAAAGCTTTTTTAAAGTTCTCACTATTCTGTTGTACAAATTGTTCAGGAGTTCCTTGAAAAGAAGAACCATCAGGATTCTTCATCCAACTACCATTAGCTTTAGAAGTTTGTTCTATTGCATTATACTCTTTCATCAATTGAGGATTATCAGGAATTTCTTTATTCCATTTACCCCAATTTATTTCTGAATTAAAATTTGATGTAGGTTTAGGAACTTCTTTATATCCTTGTAACCAATCTTTTTCATATATTTTTAAATTAGGATTAGAAGTTTCTAAAATATTTTTTGGAATATAAGATGTGTTCGGATATCCAGCTCTTTCTTCCATAGGAATATCTTCAACCTCAACCATGTATTTACCTTTATAATTTTCTAAAGGTTTCCCTTTAGCAAAATAAGGATCTTTATGTTGAAAGTTTTCTGAAATATCAATGACCCCTTTACCAGAAGGCGATTGTGTTGGTTGTTGTTTTGCACGTATTAAACCACTTTCTAATGCATCATCTAAACCTTCATTACCAATTTTTCTATAAAATGCTTCAGGATTAGATTTATATGCCCAAGGATTTAATTTATATGCATTAGATAATAAACCTTCTTCTGTTCCTAATGCTCTTCCTGCTTTTTGTATTAATGGAGTAGCTGCTCTAACAGCATTAGGGGCTAATGGTAACATCATAAGTGCATCTACTGCAGCTCCTTTATAATTGCCCTCATATAAATCAGGACCCATTTTAACTGCTCCTTGCATAGCACCAATAGCCATTCCTTCAGGAGTAAAATATCCTGGAGACATTAATGGAGACTTGTAAGCTTCTTCCATACTTCCTTGTACCCAATCTTTGCGTGCTTGTAATTCTGAAGCTTCTTGTGCTTGTTTATTTTCTTCTATAGCTCTTTGCTCTTTTTCTTTAGCTGTAGCTACTTTACCTATCTTAGGTGTAACAGTTTTTGCATTGTCTTTTTGTGTAACCTTAGTTTCTTTACCTTTACCTTTACGTTCTTGAATCTTTCTATTCATGGTATCAGTAATAAGATCTCTAACTGAAGGAAGATTTATTCCTTCTTGTGCTACATCATAGTTATCTAACCATGCACCATTCTTACTAATAGTTTTAGGTTTCCAATCTAGTCCTTGTTGATAGTATTGCATTTCTTTACCATTCTGTGCAGAAGCATCTGTTACATCAGTTTGGTTTCTACGTGGTCCTTTACTAGGAGATCCTGTTCTAGCATACATATTACCTACAGCACCAGGAAGATTTCCTCCCATTTGAAACTGTCCTCCCCATGCAGGATTATCAAACTTAGGACCATTGAATATTCCTTCACCAATAAATCCTTCAGGAGCAGAAGTTGTTGAATCATTATAATTATCTAACCATCCTTTAGTCATTACTTGTATGAGATTTGTGCAGGAGCAATTATGAATTGACTCACTAGGTGCGTTGTACAATTGTCTTGAAGTATATGTCGTATTTTAAGTTCTTTTGCTCTTAGTGTAGCTTTCTTGAAACTTCTAGATCCATAGTCCATATTAGCTTGGTTAATCACCTTATCAATAGATAAGCTTTCACAACCTGTATTAAACAATGGAACTTGAGAACTTTTCTGAAGAGCCCAGAATGTATTATACTGATAGAAGTTATCACTCTTAGTGTAAGTGATTGTTTTACTATCTGCATTTAATATTGGATATTGCATGTATGCACGCATATCATTAAGAGGTTTAGCAACTAGTTTAAGAACACCAGAACTCTGTTGTCCATTATATAGAATAGCATGTGTAAACCATTTATTGTTTGTCTCTATTCTTGTGTTATCATTAAACACACCATCTGATATAGATACATATTCATATGCCTTTGTATAGTCTTTTACATTCTGTAAAATTTCATCTTGATTCTTATAAGCAAATGGGTATTCAATTATGTATGGATATGTAGCACCATAATAAGAATTGTATAATTGTATATTAGTTAAATGTCTCCATATACATCCTGTTATAGTTATGTTTACTTTAATACTAATGTATTCTTGTTCAGTTATATCATTTAATTCATTTGTTTTTTCAATCTTACAACTACCTGTAGATTTTAATTTAACTGATGTCACATTATCATTTACAGTATAGTTCACCCCACCAATGAGTATTTCTCTAGGTACACCTTCTGCTATCACATTCCCAAGCTGATCAAAGATTGAGAATGGTCCAGAAGATGGTGACACTTGTGTTAACCTTATTGTTATTAGTTTTGACATATTAATTTATTAACAAAGTCCGTTATTAGTTAATGATACTCCAGTAGGTGTAGGTGTAGTTACACTACGTGCACAGAATGTTTGTGTTGAAAATCCTCCTTCAGCAAGCCCAACATCTCTAGTTGCTGGATTCCCTGAACAATCAATGTAATTCACTGTCACAATACCCACTGTTGTTTTAGTCACTGTAAATGAGTAACAAGGTATTGCTGTTGTGGTAGTGGTGGTGGTAGGATTACAAGTTGTTTTAGTAACAACCACACCTGCTGAAATTTGATAAACATTGTCTAATGGAAGTGGCGAATATGCAAAATACCAACCATCAGGAACAAGTGTACAATCTGTACCAGGTCCATAATAAACTATATTTCCAACTTCTAAAGTATCTAATATAGTGTTTGTATATCCATCAAATGTATCTAGTGTGCTTCCATCTGTATTGAGAGGACTAAGTATATATTCAATAGAAGGGACAGCAGCACATGCCTCTATTTGACTAGCAGTAAATACAACTTCTGGATCCGTTCCTAATGTATATCCTTTTATAAATGTAAATTCTGTTGAGTAATCAGAAGGTCTTTGACATGGTGGAGGAATAGGAGGTGTAGTAATAATTCCTACTCCTTCTAATGTACAATCAATTGCTCTTACAACTCCTTCAACTGCACAAATTGCAGTTACAGCGGTAGTGGTAGTACTGGTTGTAGGTACAAATATAGTAGTTGTAGTAGTTGTACTTGGTGTATCAACTATTTGTCCTGCAACAAAATCAAACTCCTCACAACATCCATTGATACCAGAATAGAAGAAATTGTTTTCTGCTATATACCAATTAGGAATATAACTATGAAAAGAAATCCAGCTTTTAGTATTTACATTAAATGAAAGTGTCCAAGACTTATTACAGAAATATTCTGAATCTTTTAAACTTATAATTGTTCTACCATAAATGTCATCACCTATTAATGTTTGTATATAGAAATCTTTTGTTATAGGGTCATATTTGATATCTGAACTTAATGGAATGTAATCTAACTTAGTTATTATCACTCTCTCAAATTTACTATCATACAGACCATGTAAACCTATACCATTAAAATGATTATCTGTATCTACCTTTGGAAAGTATCTAAGTATTTCAAATGCTAAATGGTCTGTAAAGAATCTATTCATTCCAGAACCAAATGCAGACATCTCTTCAACTTTAGTTCCTTGAATTAAGAATATCTGTCCTCTCTTAGCATCAACTGTTATCTGTCCTTGAGGAATCTTTAATAACATTTTGTTTTGACTTCCTACGTATCCAAGATCTGTTTCTGCAAAATCAATAGGAGGGTTAGCAAACATACTAGGATTACCTAAATACGCAGCTTGTGGATAACTGGTATTCATTGTAAGAAGATTATTATACAACAATGATTTATTTTCAAATCTAGCTAGTATAGCTCTATTCTGAATACCATCTAGTGATATAAGATTACCATAGTTCTGAGGAAAATCATATAATGATAATGGTTTGTACACTAACCAATTGTTAACTCTTACATCAGCATTGTTAACTTGAGTATCTGAATACACTGTTCTAAATGGATAATATGTAAAACATAAATCAGATGTCCAATCAGCTGGTAAATGTGAGAAATAGTTTTCCTTGTTCTGTTTAGAGAATGTTACATTATAATAGTATGAGTTATCGTAAGCAATTGATGTGAACTCTTCTTGTACCCAATCATCAGGAATACCTGTTGATACATGTGGCCAAAAGTTTCCTTCTCTATCATTGAATGCTTGACGAACATCTACATTATAATTTGATTCACAATAAAAGCTAGGAACACCATATGCAAATAAATAAAATGAACCATCATAGAATGTTCTAAATGTAGCAGTAGCTCCTACAGGATCTTTTTCTGTTAATGCAGGATCGCTATAGCAATCAAAACTATGTGCTTTAATTGATATAATATTAGTCATATTTTGATAAGTGTACAAAATAGATCTAGCAGAATGCCAATATTTTGGATAGGCTACATTACCAATCTCATCATAGAATATATCTGAATCATCAGGAGCATTAACTCTATTATCTAAAAAGAATGGAAGTTTTGTTTTGTATGCAAATTTATTTATGAATGTATCTCCTCCAAATGCTACATCATTAGGATTAGAAATACCATTGAACATTCTTTGAAATCCTGTATCTATTGTTTCATAAGAATATATTTGTCCCCATTGGTTAGTAAATATATTTTTTAATGATGCATAATATGATACAACTTTTATGTCTCTTTCTTTTTCTGGAGTAGTACAATAGTTTGCTTTCTGACCTGGAGCAGGTACATCACATCCACCTATTCCTCCAATAATAAATCTTGAATATTCTGATATTAATGATGCACCGCTAGAATCAAGAAGACTAGGAGTTTTATTAGGGAATGGAAGAGGACTATAATTATCTACTGTTTTTGTATATATAGAAGATTCTCTTTGGTAGTTATTAATATTTTTATCATCGCCTACATTTAATACACCAGGAATTAAATATGATTTTAAATCAAGTTGTCTTTGCTTAATACCTACTACACCATTTGATGTAGTGTTATTTGGTATATCTCCATAGTAGTCATAACTGGCTATAGAATTAAATGACTGTGCATAATTCTTTCTTGTTATACCATTAACATATATTGTTAGGTATGCTTGATATGCTGTGAATATAGCTGTTACATCTCCATTTGCACCACCTGCAATAAGAAATGAAGCATCTAATGCATCTTGTTGAGCTTGTTTAGATAGAAGTCTATACTTAGCATTTCCTTTAACAGGTACAAAGTGTGCTCTTCCTCCACCATACATTACACTTTCTAACTTAAGAACATCTCCTAAGAAAGGTTGTGAGAAAGATGTGTCAGGAGAATTAAATACTTGTCTATATCTAGAAGCTTCACTTGTAATAGCTGGTAATGGTTTAGCTAATCCACATGTATCATTTAGAGGAGATCTTCTACTCCAAATAACACAAGAATTATTACTTTCTGTAAAAGGAGGAATTTGTCCAAGAGCTAATGTACCAGGATATACAGGTGCAACAGTACATGCATTTTGAGCACTCCAAGTATTACCATCTTCATTTTCATAATAAGGAAATGTACCAGGAGTTAAATATTTAACAACAATACCACAAGGTTTATAACATAAAGTACAACCAGCTCCACAATATGGAGTTACTATTCCGAACAGTAAAGTTACTAAAGGATCATTGTTACAAGTTCTTTCACATGATGCTCTTAAAAATGCTCGTTGGTCACTTTGACCACAATCAAATATTACAAAATCATAATTTGCAGGACCTATACATGCGTTACCACTTAAGTATTTTGGTCTAGTTAGAGAACAGAATTCATAATTTTGTCCAGCAACCATTTGATTACAACTTGATAGTTTACCTGTAACTGAATCTGTATATTCATATACACCTGTTGTTCTACATTCAAGTAACCAAACTCTACTTTGTCCTAATGAATCATATGCATTAGTTTTATCATTTAAAAAAGGATCTTCATTAAGATCATTATATGGATAGTTTGGGTAATACAGAGTTTGTTCTTCTCTTTGATATGTTCCTACGTTTCTAAGCATTCCCTTAGCAACAATAGATCTGTTTGTACTTCTATTACCTCTTACTATTTTGAATCCAGTAATATTATCTTTTTGCTCTCGTGTTATAGTAGAATTGTCTATTAATGATTCTATTTGTAATGTATCCACCTTTACACCTAGTGGAAAAATAGCATCACTTTGCATTTCTGGTACAAAACTATTATTTAATACATGTGAAGGATTTTCAAATATAGGACTAACTAATACATCTGGAAATTTATGATGTCTTATGTTTTGACCAGCTAAGTCTCCCCACACATCTGTATTACATGGATATTCTTCTGTTGATTCCCAATATGCAAATTCACCATATTTATATGATGTAGCATTGCCAATAGGATCACTACTAGCATTATCAATAACATAAGCTGTATTATATATCTTCCAATAAGGACTAGTGTTTGTTTCAGGATCTGGTTCTCCAATAAAATCTGCATTAGTTGTTGGTACAGGAACTAAATCACTAGGGATAGATGTTCTTCCTGGAATATGAAAACCATCTGTTTGTTTTCCATTCTTTAATAAGAATACAATTTCAAATGCATACACTTCATCACGTAGATACCCACGTAAGTTTGTAGCATTTAATTCATCTGCATAGTTTTCTGTAGAAGGTATTCTATATGTTTCCCACTGTAACTGAATTTGAGATGCTATAGCTTGATAATTGATTCTATCTATAGATGTAAGATTATCCCATACAAGAACATCTTGTACAGCTGTTACATCTTGTGCTATATCATAATATGGATACTTCTCAAATATATCTGATATAGATAATTTGATTAATGTTTGATTCTGTCCAGTGTATGTTATTACATCAACATCACTCTCAATTGAATATGTACCAACCAATTCAGGAGTGGTAATGTTATTTATTGTTTTGATTACAGCTATATTATAATATAAGTATAATCCAGATGTATCTAAATTAGTAACAGTCACTTCAATAGACTTACCCACTTTATAATCAAATATAGCAGTGGTTAATTGTGTATCAGCAATTGGTGTAGGATTGGTAATAGAATAATATGATGTATATGGATTACCAGATGCATCAGAATACTGCACTGCAAACTGATATGTACCAGCAGTTATGTCACCACCATTATACACATTAGTTATATTAAGCTCAGGAATATTAAAATTAGGTTGTATTTTAAGTTGGTTACAATCTAAATTACCAACATCAGGAACAGGATCACAAAGATCTGACCCAGGTTCTAATTTCCAAGGAATGTTTTCAATATCTAAATATCTTCTTGAGTTAAGACCATCTGTCCAATATATTTCGGTTTTACAGTTTGATATCTTATGTACAACTTTATGTATAGGATTATCAATATTAAAATTAAGACATGATGCATTAACTAATGTATGATAGATACAATCATTGTTATCCATATATCCTATCTCACTATCTCCTGTAGTAGGATTGGTAAGAAAGAATATGTGTTTATTTTTTTCATTAATAAAATACGTACCTATTAATGAATATCCTTCTGGAAATTGTAAACAGAACTCATTACCTTGTTCATTTTGATAATTAACAGAACTAGAGTCAAAGTTTTCTAAAGCAGCGTTTAACGCATATGTTAATGTACCATCTTTGATTTGATTCAAAGTTTGATCCATATTCAAACCCATCATACCATAGTTAATCTCTAGTTTGATGTTGTCTTGATCTCCGTTAATTATTTTTTTAATTTTATCTAATTCGTCTGCCATAATGATATTTTAATTAGTTACGTCTTCTACCATATCTACTAGTAGGAAGTTCGTACATATTAAATCTATTTAAGTCATTTTTGATTCTTCGTTGTTTCTCCCAGCCAGTTTGTTTCTTAACTTCTATACTTGCCATGATGAAAGATTCTTCATAAGCTTGTTTGTGATAAAGCAACTTCTGTTGTAACTGATTGAATGTTTCATCAACAGTTTGATTTGTAAGAGTTTCAAACACTTTAAACTTAAGGAATGCTTCTACATATTCTCTGATACGATAGTTGTCAGGAATCAATTGATTTCCTATCTCATCATACTCTGTAGCATAGAATATTAAATGTACAACACCATTTCTAAAATTAGTTACAAACTTATTGTCTCTAATATCAAAGCTATCAATACTAGCTGATCCAGGAGTGAAATTGTTTACAGGAATAGGTTGTGCTTGAAAGTCCCAGTTGTTTGTATAATCAACACCACAGTTCTTTCTTGCAGATATGTTTCCAGGCTTAAGTAGATAGTTGTGAGTAAATCCTCTAGCTACACTATTATTTGTCTTGTAAACAGCTTGTATTAATACAGGCATACACGCAGGACATCCTGTTGTGCATTCAAGGTTTGTACAAGCAGCACCACCAGAAGTTACAGGACTTACTTGTATTGTTGTTTCAGAAGCTGCTTGTGAATAGAATGAGTTAGCTGATTGATATGGATAGTTAGCCACTTCTGTAGTCATCCATGCTTCTCTAACAGCATAAAAGTTATCAGGAAGCCTAGCTTGAAAGTCTTCTACAAAAAGAATCTCATCAGTAATTACATAAGTTGTTCTTCCTAACTTCTTTAGAGCTTTATCTAAATAGGTAGGAAATAAAAGATCATCCACTGCACCAGTATCGAAATAGCTTTTAAGCTCTTCTTTAACAGTTGAGTAAACAGGTTCTGGGCTTACAAAAGCATATTTATAATAGTATGACATAGTTCATTATTTTTTCCATTCTTGGTAAATATGTTGGTACTTGTCGTTGGTCTTTAAGTAATGTGATAGTAGTCTTGATGTGAGTCTAGAAGGTTTGAAATACCAAAGGTCAGAGTTTTTGAAACGTGCTGTAGGTTTAAACCACATCCAACCAAAAAAGTATCCTTCTGTGTGATAGTTAAAATTGTATATAACCTTTCCTTTCTCTTTAGTTTTCTGCCAGTCGATCGGTAAATTAACAAACTCTTTTCCATCAGCTTGTTTCATCTTCCTTCTCTTCTTCTTATTGATAGAGAACTCTCCAAAGCCATAAGGTAGTTTTGCTTTCTCTCCAGTTTCTAATATGTATTCTTTGAATAGTTCATTATATGTATATATAATGTTTCTCCATTCATCATATGTAAGTTTAATAGATGGATGATTCTTACAAAATAAATTATAATTATCTTTACTAGAAGATCTCCAGTCTACTTTAACTCTACTCATTAATTAGTTGGTTTTGAATTTGGAGCTTGTCCATCTATTCCTTCTTGACTTATGTCTGTCTTGATTGTAAAATATGTTTGTAGAAGTTTCTTAGATGTTAACTCTAAGACTTGTTGTTCTAAGTATCCAGGAAGAGCAAACTCTTTATCTAAAGGATTTTGACATAATTGCTCCACTGTATATTCAGGAGCTCCACATCCACATTCTGGATACATAATATCATTAATTACATCTTCCTCAAATAAAGCTACAAATCTAATTGCTTTAAGAAGTGGATTACTTACATATAAATATCCATTAGATATCCAGAAGTATTCTTCTTTTTTAATTACAGGAAGTTTAAGTAAGTTTATATATCTATTGATAGTTATTTCTTTTAGCTTTCTTCCATTTCCACTCATTGCATTAATAGAATAAACTCCCTGTATAACATACTGATAGTTTCCTTCAGATATGCGTGGGAGTTTAAATCTAGTTCTTGCAACAGAACAAGGATCCACATAGTCACAACATTCAGATATAGGAACTTCAATCATTTCCAAACAAGGAATTGTTGTAAACAATGTATCTGTAGCCCACAGCTTTCTAAGATTTGTTTCTCTCTTAATTAATAATAAAGAGTTGTTTCTTATCTCAGATGCAATTGCTCTATCTGTTGTTAAAGAATCAGTCGATAATATTTTGTGCATAGCACGAGTATCACTAACAAGTTTTCTAAGTGTTGCCATTATAAGTTATGTTTTTTATTTATTTCAGAAACAATTTGTAAAAAATCTTTAAAGTTAATATCATTTTTCATTCTATTAACTACCCATCTACATAATACAATATTTCCTTTTATATATCCTTTAGAAGAATCAAATCTATCTAAAGATACAGAATCTTCATTATTTTCTTTTTCTCTTGTATCAATAAACATTTCTTTACCAGTATAGTAACATAATCCTTCTTGTATTTTAAACAACTCTTTAATATATTCTAGATCTATATTATGTTCTAAGTTTCTTTTTTTAGCATTTTGTTTAGATGACCAAAAAATTGAACTAAGTCTATGTTTATTTCTTTGAATAGGTGCTAGTTCTTTTTTTCTATCTAAAACTGCTCTAGAAGAGTTATATTCTCTCCTGCAAGCTTTACATTCAGATACAAAAGCTCTTCCTAAACTATTTACTACTCTTTTATTTGGACTAGTAGAATATTCACTATTAGGTTTAATTTCCTTACATTTAGTACATTGATATAAATAGTCTAGAGAATTTATCTCTATACTTCTTTCTAATGTTATTTGATTACTTGCCATAGTTATATGCGACATTCGAACTCTGCTATCTTTCCTAGCTTTCTATCATAAACTAGAGCAAGAGCTGCTCGTACTGAGTGTACGAAGTTATTATCTAGGTGCCATCTATCTGTTCCTGATAAGCTAGGCATTTGTTGTATTCTAACTCCTTTGAGTTCTTTTGCCATGTAGTGATGTTTATCACCTGTATGTATCTCTCTGTAATTAGCATCTCCAAATTGATGACTAAATTTAGTATGTGTAGCAAACAATAATGGAAGATCATCTAGTTTACAATTACCATGGTGCCATCCTATGAATGTATTACCAACTGTAAGTCCTTTTATTGTACTGTGTGATCTATCAAACTCTACATCAAAGTAGTCTGTGAAATACACATCTAGTGCGTGTGCTAAGTAGAATGATTTAGTCCTGTCATGATTACCCTGTACAAGTATCACTTTTACATCATTTGCATTCTGTCTCAACATATTGATTGTATCTACAAGAACTGCAAAGCCTAACTCATATTCATCTGCATAATCTATTATAGTGTCCTGTGGAGTACCATTTGTAGTTTGATGTTGATAGTTATCAGTGTGAAAGAAATCATTCGATATAGGAAGGATAACAGTGTCTATATTGTAATTAGCTCTCACCTTCAGTATCAAAGATTGTGCTACATTAAAATATCTCAATGCTCTGCTTGCAGGATCATTATCTCCATCTACATGCTTCTTAGCTAAATGGAAATCAGAAATAGATATCTCTACATCTACATGTTCTTTAGTAAGATGATGTTCTGGTTTAACAACAGCTATATTGTTTGGTTTGTAGTTTTCTAAAAACTTAGCAAAGTCTTCAGGGGAGTAATCTTGTGGTTGTTTCTTTTTACTAAAGACAGAAGAAGTAAACTTCCCACTTGGTAACATCTTAGACCAGTAGTTGGTAATGATGTATTTATCTAAATTTATTTTGTGTAATGCTGCTAGTTCAATATCATCTTTTGGATCAAAGTCACTAGTGATAGTGCTTTCTATTGTACCCTTCTCAACATTCACCTTACGTAACTCTTCTTTATAACTAGGAGATAGTTCAATTGGTAAATCATCTTTTTCTCTAAGTTCTTTAAGAAGTTCATTCACTTCATTTTCACTTATTCCTAATCTCTCTGCATAGAACTTTTTACTTTTCTTTTGCTTCAACAACTCTTCTAACTTGAATAATAAATCTTGATTCTCAGTCATATTTAGTTTAGTTTACTTAAAATTAGGGTAAAGATAAAAATAGTTTTCATACTATCCAAATAAATTTAACTAAATAGGTTATTCTTTATAATCAAAATAGTTATAAAACAAAAACTCCCCAAGAATATCTTGAGGAGAAAATCTAAGAAAACCAACAAACTCAGATTTTTTTTAAATTATGTACCAGATTGTTGCAACCATATTTTAATTATATCAGTACTTAACCAAGAAATGTTATAAGTAAAAGATTGATTTATTCCTTGAGGTATTCCTGCAGAATTTTCTACTACTATATTATTTTTTACAATCATAATTTGTGGTTCATAATTAGGAGAATCATATCCAATAGTTAAAGAAGTTCCTCCTGCAGTTATTGAACCTAAAACAACCTCTCCTTCTATAGCAGGTAAGTTTCCAGTTTCAATATTGTAGAAATTTGGTGTAAGACTATTTATTTTATTGTCTGTACCTCTAACTCTAAATTGAAGAGGAGGTTCTACATAATTACAAGGATTAATATTTGTAATTACCCCATTTACTATTGTGACAATATCTATTGTATTTATATTTTTAAAATAAGAAGTCGTATCAGTGGTATCTGGTTGAAACCAGTAATTTCCATTTTGTACTACACTACAATTAGTTCCATTATTTCCTAAATATATTTTTTGTCCTATTGCTAGTGTATCATATTGCATAGATGAATAACTATATCCTGAACCTGTTGTTATAGGATTTGAACGGAAATAACTAAATGCATCACAAGCTTCTGCAGCAGAAGCAGTGAAATTCCATGATGTAAAATATTGATTGTTACAAGCACTTATTACATAACCATTGGTTAAACCTACTGGTCTATTTACACACGCTGTTGTAGTGGTAGTTGTTGTTGGTATAGCTGTGGTTGTTGTTGTTGTTGTAGGACAAATTACTGCCTCACAAGTACTTGATTCTGATGATGGTTGTACCCATATAGTTTCTCCAGCATTATCACAAGGAGAATAAATACTATTTACAAGAATTTTACCATTCAAACTAGAAGAATAATAAAAACTTCCAATATTTAATTCTGCACCATTAAATTCTAATGAATTACTTTGTTCAATACAGTCACAATTATAAAGAGTTACGTTATAGTACCAAGAATTACAAATTGCTGTAGTGGTTGTAGTGGTAGTAATAGTCTTTCTATAATCCCATATTAAATACACATAATTTGATTGTGTAAGATTAATATCGAAAAGAAAAGTACCTTCCCATTTAGAAGGACTTCCTGCTATTAACTGTAGATCTGGAATCAAAGTTGCATCATCAAGTATAGTTACAAGTTGTTCGGATGCATATTGTACTGATGAAATTAGATACCACATTTTATTACCAAGTGTAGGATCAAATAAGATGTCATTGGGTAAATAACTCTGAATATACTGGTGCATCATCATTATATCATTATCCGATGGAGATGAAGGGCTTCCAGGTAATAAATCAAATGTTTCAAATTTAGAAGGTTGTTCTATAGTCATTACCCCGTTTTGATAATTCCAATCACCAGCTACCGTATTGCCAGTAAAATTATATGATGGACCATAGAAAGTTTTTCCACTATCTTCAGAATCATTAATAACCACTCCTGTCATATAATTGGTAATGCCAACTGTAGTGGTTGTAGTGGTAGTGCTGCTACTAGTTGATGTGCTAGTACTAGTAGACGTTGATGTACTAGTGCTAGTTGATGTGCTAGTACTTGTACTAGTACTTGATGATGATGTTGTAGTGGTAGTTGCACATACATTACATATTCTAACTAAATTCCATAATGTATTATCACCTGATCCTGTAATTCTAATAGTAACTACTGGATTTGCTAAATAATCTGCTGCATCATATCTCCACCATACTACTTGATCGTATGTAATTTCTCCAATGGTCATACTTGGAATAGTACATCCTGTATCACTACTGTATTGTGATTGTCTTGTAGGTACTGGATCCTTAAATGTTCCTATGAATTGATCTACATCTGTAGTTGGATTATTAGGAAATATAATAGGTGCTGGAGGTGTTCCATATACATTATCAAATGGACCATAGTTACCACCAAATTCTCCTGGAGCTGATTGAGATGTAGTAGCCACTTTATTAATTCCATCATCTTGTGGAACTCCATGATAGAATTCCATTTTATCAGCTGCTCCTTGTGGATCAAAAAGAAATGTAATAACTCCACCTGCTGGATCTAAATCAACACTTACATCTTTTAAACCAAATCCTCCAGAATCACTAGTTCCATTACATGGAACAATGATGTTTTGTAAAACTATATCAATTGAATTACTACAATTCCCTACAGATTTAACTTGTACAGTTGTTGTATTAGGAGGAACAGCTGTAGATGTATACCCTGCTTCTAATGCATCTTTTGTTATATTTGTAGCAAATGGAATTGTGTATCCATTTGTGTTTGAATATAAATTAAAAGGTCCTAGGTTACCTCCTTCTATTTCTAGTGTTAATAGTATTGTCATTATTATATATTATATATTTTTTATTTTGTTAATCTTTTATTAATCTAACTGACATACCATTTGTTTTATAGTTGGAACTTAGAGTAATATCACTGTCGTTGTAAGTCATAATTCTATATATACCATAGTCTTGGCCAAAACTATTATCATCTGAAGAAGTCCACCATTGGCCAAAGTTACCTTTATTGGCAAACCCAGCAAGCGGGTCACGAAGCCCTCCTGGAAGTGCTGTAAATCCAAACGAGTTATTTGCATCACTGTTAGGATACCACCAATGATTTAAACCTGTTTCTTTTAAATCTCCACCTGGATTTCCTCCTAAAAAATTAGTTAATGTTGTCCATTCAGTACTTGAAGGCATGTGGTAATTAGCAGGAGCTATGTTTTTTCTTAGCAATGGATCTATCAGAGATGCTTCATTCCATATTCCTACAACAGCATACCAATTGTATAATTTACCATAGACATAACCATCATATTCAATGTTATTTCTATAATAACACCAAGCTCCAGTTGTTAAAGCTGCCCAGTCTTCATTAGTGCCTGTAAATTGTGGTATTTCCGTACCATCTCTATATGTCTCTACATTTAAGTTACATGCAGTCCATATTTGAGAACCTATTGTAACATCATTTAATGCACATAAATAAAGATTTGCTGTAGTAGTGGTAGTAGTGGTAGTTGGTATTACACCAATTGTTGCAACATAGGAATTAGTACATTGACCTACAGAAGTTACTTTAATATCTGTTGTACCATCAGGAACAGTTGCTGTATATCCTGCTTCTAGTACTGTTTTATTTACACCTGATAAAAAAACCGTAAAATTTATTCCATCAGGACTTGCATATAAATCAAATAATGGACCTGCACTACTTCCTACTCCTGATAATGTTATTAATACTGTCATGATTATATTTATTTTATTATTATTAAAAAGTTCTTATAGGACGATATCTAAAGGCTTGAGCCTTCAATTCTCCAGTAGACACTCCATTGCTAAAATTAATAGCTGTTGCATAAATACTTTGTTGTTGAGTAGAACTCCAATACCTTTCAGCAGTAAAACCTCCAATTGCAACTCTGTTTATATATAACTTGTATAATTCACCAGCACTTGGTAAATACCAGTCACTATATCCACCTTCAACTATATCTAAACAATAACTTGCTGCTGTTAGACTTAAACAATAAGTATCTATGGCTATGCTATTTGACAATCCTGTTCCTACTGCAAATCCTTCTGCTTGAAAAATATCTTGTCCTTGGCATCCCCATTCAGCAAAATTTAGATAAGTAGTCATTGCAACAAGTCCTTTACAAACACCTTCCACATATCCTATATCTCCAGGCTGTAAAATATAAGCAATTTTTCCTCCTAATGCTGATTGACCTATTGTATAACCAGTACAAGGATCTGCAGTAGTGGTTGTTGTAGTTGTTGATGATGTGCTGGTTGATGTAGAAGTTGATGTTGTTGTTACTTCTTGAGCATTTACAATAAATGAACAATTCAATTCTTCAGCATTTGCAATAAATAAACAATTCAATGTAGTGGTGGTAGTAGTGGTACTAGTAGATGTTGATGTAGTTGTACTTACAGGAAGTATTGTATCATTTGGACATATATCACTAAGTGATTGAAGTTTGATATTTGTTGTACCTGCATCAACAACAGCTGGATAACCATCTAATAATTGTTGTCTTGTGATATTTGTAGCAAATGCTGATGTATATCCATCTGCATCTGAATACAGATTGAATGGTCCTGTGTTTACTCCTGCTACTGATAAGTCTATTAATATTGTCATTTTATTTGGTTTATATTATTATAATCCGAATCTTCCTTTTGTTGCGTCAAAGTTTGCTAGCACTTTAACTTTCTGACTTTGACCTATTTGTTGTGAACTTGCTTTCATTTTTTAAATTTTAAGTAATAAAATATATATTCTTATTGTATACAAAGTTAACTATTATAAATTAGTTTACAGTGGGTTGCAATTAATTAAAGTTTATAATATAGCTATTTAATTATATACTCTTATTTCTATAGATACTGGAAGACTCCAATTATTATCACTTGTACCACCATTACTAGTAGATTGAACTATTTGGATATTATTTGAGGCTAATCTTGATGCGTTTAGAACAACTCCAAATGCTCCACTTGGTTGGTTTGTAATAAAAACAACAGTTTTATCTAAAGTAAATAACCCTGCTGAACCTATAGTATATACTCCTGGAAGAGTATAATTAAATGTGAGTTCTCCTAATGTGTTTTCTAGAACTATAGGAGGATTTACAATAGTACCAGTTCTTTTTAATAAAGCAGTATATACTTTATATGGTGCTATAGGTATTTCTTTGTATAATTCCCACACAGCAGCACCCTCTGTCGCATCTGTGCAAATATAATTAGTTAAATCATCTAAAGTCCAAATACTGCCTATCTTATATCTTCGTGTAACATCAGAGTCAATATCAGGTATAAGATTAAAACAATTAGTTGAATTTCTTATAAATCCGTTAGCATCAAAAACGTGTCTGAAACCAGCTTGCCACATATCTTCATAACCTACAGAGCAAATTCTTGAAACACCACCAGCAGCTCCAAAATCATACCTTCCCTTTTTTATATAAGAACCATTTTCTAAGTATAGTGAGTCTGCATCATTCAAATATATATCTGTACCTCCTGTATTATTACCTAATACAAGAGTTTCGGCTAATGTTTGTGTATTACTTGGTAAATCTCCTATAGGTAACACTGTACCATCATCCAATAGAATATTATCACCATCTCCACCAATCTTTACAAATGAATCTGCAATGATTGGTAGAGTGGTAAGATTACCCATTTCTGTTACTCTTTGTAATGTAGGAACAGCATAGATAGCATCTAGCTTTTCTATAACTTCTGTTAATACATTATAAGTATTAATTCCTGAGCTAGGAAGATTGGGACCAGCATAGTAAACATCATCTGTAGAGATACAAGGATCGCTACAGTTGCAAGCTTTTCTTTGTGGAGTAGGTGGGTAAGATGACATATTTATGGTCTATATTGAATATAATAAAGTGCAAATCCTGGTTGAACATTTGGATGGAAGTCACTCTGTCCTGCATTAGCTATTGTTAATGTAGTATTGACAGTTATTCCTGTAAATTCTGAAGTTGTTCTTGCGGGATGTATATCTCTCTCTACTTCATTTCCACTAGATCCAGAACCATTCTCTCCTTCATTACCAGAGTATATAGCAAAATCTCCAGTAGAATTAGGAGCATGACTATGTTTAGGATCATTAACTGTTGAATTTACAGAAGAACCAACATGATTATGTACAGGAATTTGTGGTAATTCTAATCTTATTCTATTAGTTCCTGGTGTAGTGTTGTAAGTGTAAACAGGATTACCATCAACTCCAGGATTTGTTTGTGCTGGAAAACCATTAGTACTTGGTGTATCCGTAGCTCCTACAGGAACTCTTCCTCTTAAATCTGGTGTACCATTTTGTCCATTACACATAAACACTCTAGCCCAATATCCTGTACCTGCTCCTGTATCATCAAATGTATCATTTACAGTGGGGTATCCATTAGTAGGACCATAATAAGGAACAACAGCAAAAGGAAGCATCTTATCACTAGCCAATACTGTTGTTGGAGTGTTACTAGTACATTGTGCAAGTAATGTACAAAATTCAGATTTTGTTACAAATAGTGGTAATTGATCTACTATTGTATCTACAGAAGAATTAGTAGTACAAACTTTTGCTATTATAGCTTGTACAATATCATGTGTATCAGAAGAACTTGTAACTCCTGTTAAACAAGGTCCAGTTACAGGATCTACTGGTATTGTATAAGGACTATTTAAATCACTAATATCAGAGACTACAACATCAAGTTGTGCTTGTATATCACATGAAGCTAGTATAAGAGCTTCTAATACATCTGTTAATACTATTTCTCCTTCTGAAGGAAGATAGTTCTGCACTAGCGCACATACATCTATACCACTAAGATCTATTGTTGTTCCAGAACCATTTAATGCAGAGATGAGAAATGTAATTAAAGATTGTTCAACTACTAATAAAGAATCATTAGTATGAATTCCTAATGAAGGAACATCAGTTCCTGTATATACGACACACTGATCTGAAATAGTTTCTGTGCATCCATTAAAGCAATTTGTACAAGACATATTTATATTTGTTTTATTAAATTTTAATTATTAGTTTATATCTTTAACATACAGTAGGTGTTGCTGTATCATTATTATTTAATACACCTATCTTTGTTACTAAGTTATATATTAATGTTGCAGCTCTTTGACCACAAATACGATTAGTGCTTGTAATTACAATACCAACAGAATCTATATTAGATGAATTATTTGCTGTTGGATTTGTCCAGCAATAATATTGTCCTTCATAACATCCATCTTGCACAGGAGTTCCACCTTTCCATAATGTAGCAGCTACATTTACAGGGTTCACTCCTATATCGTCAGGTCTATACCATAAACATCTAGCGTCTATAGTGAAACTAGTTTCTAATGGATAATCTATTTTAAATTGTTTAATATCTATTAAAACAGATTCAAATCCAGTTCCTTGATTATCACCCCCAAAAGTTAATATAGGTGTGGCAGGTAATGGTGGCCATTGTAGAACACTAGTTCCTATTGTTTGTAAGAATCCTAAATAATCTGCTGGAACATCTTGTCCTATATCAGGAATAGCCATTCTAGTTTTTGTATCAAGATCTAGCCCATCTGTAAACTCATATGTTAGCATTATATAATCTGCATCAAAATAGAACGTACTTTCTCCTAATGTAAATGTTGCACTATCATTACATAGATATGAATCTATTATTTCAACAGTGTAAGATGTTGATGCCGATAGTCCATTTATAACTAATGGAGACACTGCAGCTCCTTGTTCTACAGAATTTAATGTGTATATAAATGGTGCAGTTCCTCCTTCAAATACTATTGTTGCTGTTCCATTATCTCCTGGTATGTTATCAGGATCTGTTGTCACTGTAGAAACTATATCAACATTACATGGTAATTCTACATATCCAGCTAAGTCACATTCAACATCACGTAATGTTATATCAACAGAACTAATACAATTTTCTTTAGATGTAATTCTAACTACAGTTGCATAATCAGGAACATCTGTTGAATAGCCTGCTATTAATAAATCTCTAGATACATTTTCTTCAAAAGGTTCAGAGTATGTATCTAAATTAGAATAAAGATCAAATGGACCTGAATCTACTCCTGCTGTTGTTAATTGTAAGAATACTATCATTTGGTTTTATTTTATTAATCTTTTATTAATCTAACAGAGAAACCGTTTAGTTTAGCGCTGGTGCTTCTGCCTGCGGTAGCATCGCTGTAATACAGAAGGTGACCCCATGCGTATATAGTATTGTACTCTGACGAAGTCCACCAGTAACCGTAGTAATTAATGTAGGCGAATGAACCATTGCTGAGACGATACCCACCTGGAAGACCTGTAAATCCACTGCTGTTGGTAGCGCCAACATTAGGAGTGAGCCAAAGGGATGTGCCTGTTGATTTCATTTTACCCCCTGCAACGCTAAATCCACCTAAACAGTTTTTCACAGTAGTCCACTCTGCATCGGTTGGAATATGGTAGCCCACTGGGGCAAGGGTTTTGTTTGGAGTGTTGGGGTCTGTGTCATGTATGCCCGCTACTGCATACCAGTTGTATATTTTGCCATAAATAGCATCATTGGCTGGGTCATTGTTATAGTGACACCAAGCTCCTGTAGTTAATGCTGACCATTGTGCTGGATCGGTCACTTGAGGAATGGGTGTGCCATCATTGTAAGTGGCTACATCAAGATTTTCAATTGTCCAATTTTGATCACAAATAAGTATGCTAGGTATTGCTACAGTTGTAGTTGTAGTGGTTGTACTACTAGTAGAAGTACTAGTAGACGTTGATGTACTAGTAGAAGTACTAGTTGTTGTGCTAGTTGTAACATCCACTGTTAGTAGTATAAAATTAGTACATAACTCATTAACAGATTGCACTTTAATGTTTGTTGTACCATCAGGAACAACTGTAGATGTATATCCTTCTAATAAAACACTTTTTTCTATTAATTCTGCAAATGCTGGTTCATAGCCATTTGCATTTGAATATAAATTAAATGGGCCTGTGTCTATATCAGCTACTGTTAATATTATTGATAATGTCATTTTGTTTGATTTTATACAATTATAATACCACTGCCTGTAAATGCACAGTTCACTGTTGTCGTTGTTGTTGTTGTAGGTGCAACATATATACAAGTACTTTTACAGTTTAATGTTAATCTTATCACCTTACTTACAATCTTGTCCATACAGCAATCACTTAGATAATCAGGGTTGCATTGTTTGTATGTAAGGATTCTTTTATACGCCAAAAGTTGAATCATTGCTCCAGCAGGAACAACTTGATTCAACATAAATACAACATTGTTGTATAGACCATTAGCATATTCTGCTAACTTACAATCTATCTTTTTTAATAAATCAGGAATGTTTGCACACTCAGGACAATTAGTTAATCTAGGTGTTAACATATTTATTATTTTTTAGCTGCGCATGTAGCACATAGTCCATTTGTTAATTGACATCCACATCCTACCTTTGCTCCACATGAATTACATTGTGCTCTCATATTATTTTATTTAAATTTAAAGTAATGATTTTTTGTATGTGAATACTCTTTAGAAAGAACTCTTGATACAGAACCAGTATTTAATTTTAATTCACTTTCTGCATCTTGAGCACATCTATATTCTTTTATAAAACTACCATTTTTATCAATCTGAATAATTGGCTTTTTATAAGAAGAGGTATTTCTAGGTAACTGTGCTATTTTTTTAAGGTGAACTCTTTGTTTATCAGAACATACTCCTGTACATCTAGTAACATCTATTTTTCTAATATTATATTTAGGAGATAATGTATCAATATAATATTGCTCTCTAGAAGAAAGAATTTCATCTTTGTATTCTCTAGTAGCCCATCCACCAAATTCAAAAGTTTCTAAAACTGTAAATATGAAATTATCTTCTCCATATTTTAATATAGCACTTCTTATAGCTGAATTACCTTTTCTATTTTTAGTTCTATATTTATGTTCTGCTTTTCTTGCAGATAAACGAGTTGTACTACCAATATAAAATTTACCGTTTATAGCATTAGTTATTTTATATATACCACTTGCCATAATTAGTTGAAATTAATTTGGTAGTTGTTACCTGAACAACCACAGTTAGATTTTAAAAAAGTATTTAACATATTATCTGCTTGATTATACAATCTATTTGCTTCATACTCTGCACAGTTATTACCTGCAGCAATTGATCCTTGTATAAAGAAGTTGATTGCATTTAATGTAACGGTAGATTGTGTTTTAATTGCTCTATCACATTCCATTAAATCTAATTGAAGAAAAGCTCTGTCAAACTTCTCTTGTATTTTCTCTGTACGCATTATTGTTCTTTCTACATAATTTAAATATGCAGGTGCTACAGTGTATAGTAATCTATATATTCCATCAGGTAGAGGTTGTTCGCTACCCACTTCAGTAATCCCAAGATTTGCAGTGGTGTATAAATTAAATGAATTTACATCAAAAGGTAGTGTTACAGGATTAAATCCAGGAACAGTTATTTTTATAGATGGACTTTCAACATCTGGTGGATCTGTTGAATAGGTTGACGCATCCATCACTCCAAGTGAAAATACATTATATGTAGGTATTACAAGTATATCTAATTTTAAATCTGCCATGAGTTTGTGTTTGAAGGTTAATAAAAAGGGGAGAGAGCGTTTTTAAACTCATCTCCCCTTGATACTAGGAATTTATTATTCTCTACTTATCCTTAAGGAATGTTAGTAGATGAAGTGGTTGTTGTTGAAGGCGCAGCAGTTGATGTAGTAGTGGTTGTGATTACACAATCATTATCATCTGTAACAGGTCCTAAAGCAGCTACTAAGATATCCTCAAAGTCTTGAGTAAGATCAGAACCACCTTGAGGGATAGCAATGATTACTGTAGAATCTTCCATGATATAATCACCCCATTGGTAAGCAGACTTATCATATTCATTGAATTTGATATAGTAGCTATTGTAAGTTTTACCAGCAGAAACATAAGACTCAAAGTTCTCATTGTAACCATTCATTCTATAAAGGTGTTTCAAGTAACCTGCTTGGTAGCTATAGAAGTTTTTCTCCAATTGGATAAATTCTGCAGCTTGTCCTGAAGCATAAGAAGAACGTTGAGTGATAACAGCATCAGCAACAATGTTACAAGAATCAGCAACAATAAAGTCAGCAGTGGTAGCTGGACCAGCATATACAAAAGTTCTGAAAGTCATTCTGTCATATTCAAAAGGGAACGCAGCAACATCACATGGTTGTCCATATACTGTTAAAGGTTTTCCTGTAATACGTAGAATAGTTCCACCTACATTTTCAAATGTGTAGAATTTGTTCAAGCTAATGTTGTCAGGATTGATACCAGGAGCTTGTGCAGTTAATTTTGCAATCAATTGATTAATCAATCCATTTGCATCAACATCAGTACATGGATCATCACCACAATCACAACAAGGTGCTTGAATAGTTACTGAACGTGTAAATCCGTTGAAATAAAGAGTTCTAAGATAAGAACTGTCAGCACGAAGTGTAAGTGTGATTACATCACCACATTGTGCAGTAAAGTTAGTTACATCAGTAATTTGGTTTGCCGCAGTTGGACATCCTGTTACTTTGTACCATTCAGTTACGTTTGCTCCTGTAGAAGAAATCTTATCAGATCTTTTAGATGCTTGAAGATAAGTGTTTTCTCTACCTTGTGCAACGTAGAAGTAAGGATTGTTTGTAGCAATGTTAAGAGCAGTAGCCACTGCGTAATTGCTTTTAAAAATACCTACAATACCTGGGTCAAGGTCTTGAGTTGAGCCAGAGCTAGGGACAAGTTCTTGCCCTACTGGAACCACAAATAATGTGGTTAATGAAAAATCAGCCATTGTTTATTTATTTAAATTAATAGTTTATTCGTTTGTTTGAATCCTATATGCTGCATTTTGAACAGCAGATTGATTCTCTGTATACATTGCTAGATTCTGAACTGTAAGATCTAGAAGTTCATCTTCTAAATATAATTCAAGTTCACAATCTGTATTGATAGATGGATTACCATCTAACATTATATATCCTGTTTTGTTTATGTAATTAGGATAACGCATGTACATTATGTTTACAGTGACTGGTGTAAATGTTCCATCTGTAAATACACTTATTTCATCAGAGGCAAGAATGTTAAATGTTTCTTGATATTCAAATGAAGGTTTGTAATGATTATTATTTAATATAAATTGAAGATCACCATGTTTAGCAAGATCTCTATTTATCCAGATTTTTCTATTCTCACATCTTCCTTTATCTGCTAGTAGATAACTATCTACATAAAACATATATTTTGGTGAAAGCTGATGAACATTAGCAACCCATTGATTTATATTTGAATCCTTTAATGTTAATGTTAAGGGTTGATGACTGTAATCCATTACAAGACTTTGTAAATCTTCGTAACGTTTTTTAAATGAATCTTGCCCTAATCCACTAGTAACACTTATACCATCAACCTTTTGTTTTATCAACTTAATCTGAGCCTCATTCAAAGCTAAGATCTTGTCTTCTAATTGAATCTGTTGGTGCTCATTAGTTGATAGTTTATTTAGTCTTTGATCTACTTTATATAATAAACTATCTACTGGGATCATATGCTTTTATATTTTTAAAACTAGCTCCTTAAACAGCAGCTAGTTTTTTAGTTTTTAATTTACCTTCTAATATCAACAACTCATCTTGGTTATCATCATCAGCTAAGAATCTAACTAAGTCATCTTCATCTTTAGCTATCTCATATTCACCTTCATATATCTTACCATTAGGTTTGATTCTATATACTGAATGTGCTGTTGCTTGTTTAACTAAATCTTTAATATGGAGTAAGTCATCTTTCATTGTAGCAAATCTATTAAACACTTCAACTGGATTTAATCCTGAATACTTACCATTCTTAAATTCTGTTTGTTTTAATACGTTATCTACTAAGTTGTACACAACCTCTTCTTTTGTTTCTTCTGTCACTGGAAGACCTAAAAGTCTTGCAACTTTTTTCTTCTTATCAGGAGTTAGTGAATCAAACAATACAATTGCTTTGTTGATCAATTGTTTTTTCTTGTATATAACTGCATTCTCAATCTCATCATCTACAACATAGAACTGTGTCTCTGCTGGATATTCACCTCTTTCCCAAGCTTGGTGACTTGATGCAATCGTTGGATGTACTCTCAACCATGAAAAAGCTATTTCTTGAAAAGGAACTCCTAAATCAAAATAGTTATCACCATCCATTAATTTAACAGATTGTACGTGAGTCTGGTCATCTGTAGAAGTTGAAAGTCCATAGTTCCAGAATTGTGAACGAGGTCCTAAATCAATATCACCTAATTCATATTCAAGTTTCTCTTTAAGCTTAGTAACTCTTTCAATTTCCAGTTCTTTTTCAAGTGGATCCTGAATTCGTCTAATGTATGAAGCAGTAGGATCTAATCCTGTTCTGTACTTACCATCTAATTCTTTGTAAGGATATTTGAATACTCCTGTTCCAGGGATTCTTGTCATTCCTTTTTGTGCTAGCCCACTGTCCATTGTTTGCAATTGCGAACTGTTATACTCACGTTTGATCGTAGAGATTTTGCCTGTCTTACCCATATGTAGTTAATTTAATTTATTTGGTTTATTAGTTGCGGATTCAGGGCTCGAACCTGGCCATTGGGTTATGAGCCCGATATGCTACCTATTACACTAAACCGCCTTGTAGAGTGTCCCAATTGAATGGAATGCGACTGTGGACACCACAATCCATCACTCTGTTTGAGAAGCTTCCCCTCTAGGAGGGAGAGGAGGTGAGGGGATTCTTCTCGGAAAAAAGAGACATAAGCTGTTCTATAATGGGAAGCTGTACGCCTACTGTTATTATTAGAATTGTGGGATTTCCTCGATCAACACAGTTCTAGACAAATCTTCGATGAATACATCACATCTGTCTTTCATCCAAATTTCATATCCTGGGAATTTGTTAGCAGAGCTCATACCTTGAGATTTTGCAAATCCTAAGTGATGACGAGTTCCATCAATATAACCCCAAGTCATAGAAGGAGCACCTTTCATACGTACTTCTCTAATGTTATTTACCATAGATCCATCACCCATTGGAGAAACATCAAACACCATAAATACTGGAGTGCTCTTTTTGTTTTGTCCAAACTCTAGGTTAGTTTGTGGTAAATCTAATTCTTTCAAGTGAATAAGTTCAACACGACCAGTCTCACGTGTAACCATTGCATCAAATGCAAAGTTGTAAGTAATGTGTTGTCCTTCACCTTGCATATATCTGTTTCCAGAATCTGCCATAAATGTAAGACCTGAATTTAATGCATCAGTTTTCAAAGCTTGTTGGAATACATCGAATCCAGCTTCGTTAGTGTACATTTTAACTCGTCTGTCTTTAACATCCACTCTTCTGTAGAAAAGATCACCAAATACTGAACGAATCAAGTTAGCAGAGAATTCACCTCTGTTATATTGTACTAAGTTACCATTGTTTCTCATTCTGTGGTAAACACCAGCAGATGTACGTTTAACTTCTTGTTTAGAACCGTTAGTCTTAACTGTACCTGGTTTAGCCCAGATCATACGTTTAACTTTCAATTCCAACATAGATTTACGCATCCAGAACTCAATGAACGGTTCCCATTTAACATCATTACGAGTTAAAGGTAATTGGTTACGTCTTTGTGGAGCATATACCAAAATGTCAAGAGCTTTACCAGAAGCATCAACCATCATTTTATCATCAGCCCATTCTGTGATTTTGTGCTCATATCCATATGCAGAACCTAAAGATTCGAACATTGTGATTTGCTCACCTAATCTTGGAAGACCTAATAAGTCTTGGTCAAATTCTCCAATAGCAGCATCAACTAATTCAAGTTCGATACCATATTGTAAGAACAAAGGATTAACGAAATCAACCGTAGGGTTGTCAGTAACCAATGTAAATGAATACAAATATCCTGCATTCCAAGGCATAGGATCTTTGATCACGTAGAAACGTGGACCATACTGACGAGTACCTACAGAAACGATAGCGTTTTTAGAGAACTCATTAGTATCTAATACTAATTGGAATTCTTGACCATCAATACCTGTTTTACCAGTTTCGATTAAATCTTGCGTAGAAGCAGGAATGTCAATAATTTTTGGGAATTTGTAAGGAACTGATACTTGCCATTTCCATGCATCACTATTATTATCTATGTAATAAGGTGTGCTTTTGTTGATCATGTCAAGAAAGTCATTACTATACAATGAGCTTTGGGTATAAAGACTGATGATTTTTTTGTCATAGTCCGCAGGCTCAGTAGAGTGAAAACTTTCCAAGTGATTCGAGTCTGTAAGTTTACCTACTGCACGTTTGTCCATAGACGCTACACGAGCATAAGTAAAACCAGTTAACCCAGGGATTGTTTGAACTGCCATTTTATTTAAATTTATTAATTATTAATTTGTTATGAAAACCACGATTTTGTATTTGAACTACTTGTTCCTGTACCAGTGCTCTTAGCTTTGGTAACTTGTCTTGCAACTTCTCCAAACAGTTCGTTAGATTTTTTCGTAACGCCTGTTCTTTGTATAGCTGATAATGTTGGATCTTTCTCTAACATCTTTAGGATGAGTCCCACCTTTACTTTCATTGCGTGGTTTTCAGGTCTTTTCATATCAAGAATAGCACGATCAAAGTCTGTAAGGGTTTCTCCTGAAGGAGTTTTCCACTTATCTACTAATAAGAAGTCTTGTAGTTCTGTTGCTAATTTTGGATTGATAGGGATACCATCAAACTCTTTTGCTTTCACCTTATCATTTAAGATGGATTGCACATTGCTTATATATTGATTTCTGACTTGAGCTTTTTGTTGTAACTCAGCTTCAGATTTAGCTTCTAATTCTTGTAACTTAGATGCTTCTTTTTTAACTAGCACCTTGTGATGTTTAGCTGCAACGCTTTCTAAGTCACCATAGTTTTTAAGTCTTTCAACTTCTGTCTCTACATCTTCTGGTTCAAACCCTTGATTAGTTAGAGCTTGTTTCATTATTCTAACTTGGTTATCCTCATCTGAAAGATCCATCTCAGCAAATCCAACAACATTATTATATGTATTGAAGTAATCTTTTGGATTAACTCCTTTTACAAATATGGCATCAAACGCTTCTTGATAATCTTCTCCAAATTGTCCTATGAAGTTTTGTACTATTTCACTAGCACCTTTTTTCTTCTCAGCATTGAATCTTTCTAGAAACTCTTCTGCTGTAGTTACTGGTTCTTGTGTATCATCATCTTCAGATGTAAACACTCCTAGTTTGTATAGGTCATTAGCAAGAGCTGTGAACTGAGTTGTTTCTGGTTCTTCATCAGATTCATCATCATTATCAACTGTTGCAGATTTTGCAACTTTTGATACTGGAGCTTCTTCCTCTTCATCATCAGGGTTATCACTTAAGAAATCAGAGATCATTGATTGACCTTCTAGTTTCTCTTCATCTGTTTTACCATCAACGCTCTTTGGAGGAACAATGTCCTTACCTTTTGGAACTTCTGGTTTAGCAGGTGCAGCAGGTGCATCAGCCTCATTGATAATAGGAGTTACATCTTCTGGATTAGAGGATGCTGTTTCAGGAGAAAACAAGTCATTTAATAGTTCTTGGTTACCCATTCCCATTTCCATAGTATCTTGGATACTAAAGTTTCCCATAGTTTCTAAATTGTCAGCCATATGTAGTTGTATTTGTGTTTGGTTTATTTAGTGTAAATGTATAATAAGAGTTTTGAATATCAAAGCATTATCAGTCAATGTGATTCAATATTGTTGATAATATAGCATTAATATTTTTATCTCCCCCGAAGAGGAGAAGTTTTTTAACCTTTTTTGTTATTCCTACCCTTAGCATTCTCTTTTGCAACAGCAAGATCGTTTGCCATATTCTCTCTAGCCACTGCAATTTTTTCTTTCTCTACAGACATTTTATCGTTAGCTTGTTTATTCTTAGATTGAATATCAGCCATCTTTAACCCATAGTCTTTGTTAGCTTTGTTTTCAGCCTGTGTAAGTTTACTCATTTCTAATACATCAGGGATAGCATTAGCATTAGTATCTTCACTCTCAACATTACCAAATCCTGTAGCTTGAATGATAGCAATCTTTTCTTTAGATAGTCTATCAAGTTCTCTTTGGTAATCATCATGAGCTCGTTGCTCTTGTGCCAATTGAGCAGCTTGTGCCAATTGAGCTTGAGATTGTTCTTGTTGTTGTTGCAATTGTTGTTGTTGCAATTGGTTAGCTTGTTCTTGTTGAGCAACTTGTCTATCTCTAAGATCTTTGAATGTTTTCTTAAGATCTCTTTGTGATTTAGAACTGTATAGTTCAACAACATCATAAAGTGTGCCACCGTTTTGTATAATAGCTTGAGACAATTGTCTAAGTTCATTAAACATCTGTGTATCTTCTGGTCTGTTAGTAAGGAACACTTTCAAATCTCTTAACTTAAGATCTGATCCATTCACTTGTACAAATGCTGATTCTCCTTCAGATGTAATATATGATAGAGTAGATTGTGGCTTAGCACTCTCTACATATAAAGCAGCATCTACAATACTTTGATACAGCTGTCCAAGCACATACTCGTGAGCCACAAATAAGGGCTCTGTTTGAGAATAGCTCTGCTGCATCGCAGTATTTGTACCTGTAGCACTTTCAGAGGCAGAAACAGATCCCATACGTTGTTTAGACATACCTACAAGTTCCCAACACTCTTGTTTAATCTGCATAGCAAGATTATATCTAGATTGTATTTCCTGTGTACGTGTAAGGTCAAGAGCTGTAAATTGATTGAATGAGCTAGGGCTCTTCATGTTCTCTGGACTATCATCAATAAACACCACTCCTCTATTACGTGCTTCCATTTCCCAGATATCAAGAGCATCTTGTGCATCTCCATCTTTAGGAATAGGAATGTGTCTTAGTGACATTAACTGAACTTTACCCATTTCTTTCTCAAGAAGTTTGTAAAGTTGATTCATACATACATTATATATAACTTGGAAAGGCTTCATAAGATCAACAAGTGATTTAGCCTCTGTATTCTTTATCTCGTGTGTTGTACCTATAATAGGACAATAGCTTAGTAGTTTGAATGGTTTGATATGGTAGATGTCTGGACCAATTTTAGTTCCTTGGTACCATTGGTTAATCCATCCCCATTCTAATGATTGCTGTGCAGGATGCATCCCTGATTTATATGATTCATCAACAAGTGTAGATTGCTCATTACCCAATTCATCTGTATAAATCAATTTACCTATTTTCTTTTTAGATACCCAATAGCTTCTTACAACAACATACTTATAACCAAATGAACTTACGTTATTAGTAAGGCCTAGGAAATCTTTAAGTCCATCATTATTCTCTTTCATCTCACTCTCTATCATCATTCTTGTTTGTAGAACAAGAGGGTCAAATGTATCATAGTTTACAGAGTCAATACCTTCTGGAGCATTAGGATTACCAAGATTTGATTCACGTACATTGATAAGTCCATAATCTTGTAGTGAACTTCTTAAGTGATCTATCTCTTCTTTAGTTAAATCAGGAACAGATTCAATGATTTCAGATAGTTCCATAACTGTCACAGTACCAGCAGCATAAGCACCTTGTGCTCTACCTGTTGGATCTGATATATATTTTCTATCTGGTGTAGATAGGAACCAAGTGTTCTTTGGGTTAGCTACCTCTATGTTAAATCCTAGCTTCGAGTTATCTTCATATATATGATAGAATTCTCTAGCTGTAATAAGCATATCTCTGAACGCATCCTCACTCTTTTCTTTAAGATTGAATTCAGCTTTCTGACATGTAAGAACATGGTTAGCCCATTTCTCAGCTATAGATGTATAGCTATCAAGCTCATCTTTAACTTGTTCCATTGTCATTTGTTGAAGATCTTCTTCTGATATTTCTTCTCCATTCATTGCAGCTTTTGCAGTTAATTGCTGCTTAACTTGACTAATTACATATTGTTGTAATGTATCTGTCTTGAACTGAAGTTCTTCTGCTTTACTATCATCATCAAATGCCTTCACTCTAAATGTATCAGGTCTCTTAGATATTTCTCCTACTAACTCATTAATAGGTGTTGTAATAATAGAATAATGTTTCACATAAGCTGGAAGATCAAGATCTGCTGTAAGCACATCTGTAAAACTTCTCACCTCTGGTTCCTGATAGAAATCTTCCATACGAAGGATTCCTTTCATAAGATCATAGTTCTTTACAAACGTATCTCTATTCTTTATGTATTCAGCATAAGCTTTATTGGAAAAATAATCCATGGTGTTCTTAATCCAGCTCTCATCTTCCTTTTCCTTCTCTGTCTTGAATTGATCAGGAAAGATGTTTAAGTAGGCATACCGTATGGTAGCGTCTTTTGTGTATCTAATTATTGCCATGTTATCTAAACAATTTATTTTTTGGTGTGTTAAACATTGATCTGCTTTCTGTAAACAGCGTCTTCTTTTTGTTCTTTGTGAACATTGATTGCATTCTTACATCTTGTTCTCCCCCTATTTTTCCCATTATGGGATCTAGTTTCATTGCCAGAGCTATAGCTAGTTCTGCTGCAATGATTCTATCAAAGTTGCCTGTCTCATTATATTGTATCATCTCTTCCAATAGGACAGGGTCAAATATCTTAGACATACCCTTTGTTTCAGACTTGATGTTTCCATCTTCATCCTTCTCTGTATGTATAACTTCTTCTGAGTATTTCTTAAGACATCCATGTAAGAAGTCTCTAATTTTCTCAGAAGATCTATGTATCCCATAGTCACGTCTTACGGTAGTATTTGGGACTATTTCTTTTAACCAATCTGGTTGTCTCTCTAAGTAATGAGCATCTCCTTTGGCTATCATGTAGTCAATGAAACTGATTTCATCATTCTCACATAGAGCTCTAGCATTGTAATACTTAATCAGATAGCGAGCTTGCTCTTCCCATGTTTCTTTCTTCTCTGGTCTAGCACAATAGCTAGCAACAAACATGTCTTGATACTTCTCTCCAGAAATGCTATGCATACGTTTGTATATATACACAGATCCTAATGAACTTGAGTAGGCAGACTTTCCTTGTCTATAAGGGTCAATCCCTGCTACATATAATCCATAAGGAGGACTCTCTATTGGAAACTCGTATATCACTACAGGAGCTTCTTTGTTATCACTATTCTTAAGAGGGAAGTTTGATATAGGTAGCTTGTCTGTAAACTCATGTTTCACTCCCTGTCCATCATCATATAAAACAACAGGTGTTCCTGTTCTTTCTTGTGCTAATAGTCTGGCTTTCTGACGTTTAGTAGCTTCTATATCAAATATGTTTGTATCTTCATTCAAGAATATATCATCCACTTCCTGTGGGTAATACATCTTCTCTTTCAAATATGCTAGTCTATCACCAGCTTTCTTTAATCTTTCAAGGTTACCATTTGTAATCTCATCTGCTTTCTCTTCATTAGAGACTAACATCTTTACGTTGTGTAACTCAGAATCTGCTGGTTGTTCTAAGAAGGCTCCTAATGTAGACTCCTCTTTAGCTTCCATTCTGTACTTATGGGAAATGAATAGCCCATGTACTCTCTGATCATCTTTAGCATTATTGTATGTAAGGAAGTTGAAATTCTCTACATCGAACATAAGAGACTTAGCATCCATAAAGTTCTGCATATCTCCTCCAGTACCTGTAAGGATAGGGCTACATCCCCACCCATATGGTGTAGTAAAACCTGGTGTTGCTGCTTGCAGTCCTCTAAGGAAACTTCCTTTACCAATCTCATCAATAATTAATTTTCTAGGTTTAGTACCTGCAATAGCCTCTTCATTGTTACCACCATCTAAGTTACGAATAAGGATCTGAGAAAAGGGGATTCTCTCTCCTGCTTTTGTCTTGATCCCTAAAGTAACTTGGTTTTTCCAATTGTCTTCCACCCTCTGCCATCTCCATGCTTCTGGTAGAAAGTTTAATCCTTTGTCAATCTTATCTGTGATAAGCTTTATATCGGGAGCATTCAATCCTGCTATAATGTTTTGGGAGTTCTCATCAAATGTAGCTCCCCAGCCTATATAACTGCTCTCAATTACTGACTTAGCCAAACGTCTAATGCCTAAAATTACTAGGCCTTTCTTTTCTATTTGTGCTCTATCTATTTCTGTTGTAATAACCCATTCATTATCACGTAGATAAGGATTGGCATATTTCTGTGATATACGTCCTCTCTCATCTATTATATCCACCTCTGTGTTCCAGAAGTTTAAATGCCAATATAAAAAAGGATTGATATATACTCCTCCCATTGTACAACCATCCATGCACAATTGTTTATGAAAAGCATAGAATTCCTTATACTCTTCCGAGTCTTTTTGTGGAACTCTCTTCTGGTTGATAAACCAGTCTTTGTAATCAATACTTTGTAAGGCATCCATTATTTCCTACCTTTTAAGAAATCCTCTGCCATAGATCCAAGCTCAACACCACCTCTTACAGGTACCACTTTAGCTTCTTCTTTTTCTCTAAGTTTTTCAACTTGTTCTAAGAGAGCTAAATAGTTCTTCATTGTCTCTTGTACAAACTTACCCTGAGCTTCAATGCTTGCAATCACCATAGGCATTGCTCCACCAGCTTTGGTTTCTTTCCACTTGATTCTATCTTCCAATGTATGTAATGGATTGAGATCAACATATTGTTTCCAGCTGGATAATTGTTCTTCAGCCCAATCAAGTTCCGTATTAATGTATGTAGTTTTCTTTACTGCCATGTTGTGTGTTTTAGTATTCCTCTTCCTCCTCAGCATCATTTGAGAATATACGTCCCAAATTCATGCCATCTTTTATTATCTTATCAAGGTCTTCTTCATCTGGATGACTAACATCCATTTCTAAGCTTGCCTCATATTTCTTTAATGATGTAAGAAGTTCTTTATCTGACACTCCCCATATATCTGGATAATCATTATCTAATGCTGTGGAAATGTGTCTTCCCATGTTATACGTTGGATGAGCTTTATATAAACTCTCCAATGTATGAATAATCTGTTTGTAATAGGTTGGTTTTGACATATGCGTTAGATTAGATTATCTATATCTTCATCCGAAAGACCTCTCTTATCCTCTATACGAATCTGTGTATGTGTAGTGTTAGCAATGTCTTCATTATCATCATCATCATAATCTCCTGAATAATCCATCTCTATCTCTTCAATCATATCATCTTTGTCCATCATATATTCAGGCTTAATAGTGATTTTGATGATGTCTCTTAACTCATCACCATCTGCATTGTTCTCTCCTGATATATCAATGAAATCAGCTCCACTATCAAATAGATCTGTTAGGATTTGTAGAAGAGGCTCTAAAGGAATCTTACGTAGTTTCATTATCTATTGGTATTTCTGTGGCTAGCCATTTCTTTAATGGACATTCACATGTTAAACATTTAGTCTTTGCTGCCAATGTACACCCACAATTTGCGCAATGTGCATCTGGCCTAATTGATTTATAATCTTTCTTATTGGAAGAATGTTCTTCACATTCATTACATATGGCTAGTCTTTCAAGACTAATATCATCTATGTAAGCTTTCTTTCTTTCTTCAGGGAGAAGATGATTCTTCCAGCCCTCGTATATTTGTCCTAGGCTCATTTGATTTTTGGTTTTAGCATCTTAATATCACTCAACACTGTAATCATTCTCTGTTCTGTTGAATGTCTTTTCTTCTCTGTAATAGATGTGTCTGCTAATGTATTCTCATATGCTTGCTTCATTGCTAGAAGCTTATTGTAATGTGTATTGGCTTTCTTCGTGTTGAAGAAGAACTTACCAAACCCTGATATCTCCACTGTATCATTTGTGTTAAGAGCATCATTGGCAGAATCAAACTGATGTTGAATAACATTATCAATCACCTTCTCAGAGACTACTAAACTAATAGACATTCTCTTGATGATAAATTCCTTGACAGACATTGTATTTGGCTTATTCATGTACAAGTGTTATTCCTAATGTAACATCCTTCTTGAAATCAATAACAATCATTGGATTAATCTTAACCTTCCCACCTTCCTTAATAAATATACCCACCTTCTTTAGCTTTGATATAATGTTATTGATTGTAGGACTTGTTGTATTGTGTAGTTTGCAGAATTCCTCTCTTACATTAGCATATGTAATGTTTCCTTTAATAGATGTAAAAGCTATGAGTTGGATTTCTCTCTGTGTGAGATTGAGAGAGTTTACAGCTGATAGAATAGAATAATACTTCTCAGCTAGTTGTATATCAGTTGGTACAACTTTCCTTAGTCTTTGTAATGTTACTGTTGGTTCCATAATTTAGTTTCATATTCTATTGACAAAGATATATAAATAAAACTAACAATGAACATAATGAATAAATATTTTTATATCATAGCTATATTATGACTAAATATTTGTATAAGCTGTACAAATGACTACATAAAAGACTCATTATATTAAGACCAAGCCCAACCACCGCCCCAAAGGTAAAACATATTTCATATACCAACCAAAACTTTTTTCAAATTTTTTTTCAAAATTTTACACCCCATCGTGTATGTGGGGGAAGAGACCCATTCCAACCAGCCACCCCACCTATTTTTTGGAAGTTGGGGATACTCCCCTCTTCTTAATATAAACATTTAAAAAAACAGAAAATGGAAAAAGTTTTAGATTACACAGGAGCAAAAGGTGAGTTAGATTTCTTAACAACTAACCTTGCAGGTACAAAAAGAATTATGGTTACTCTTAGAAATGAAAAAGGTGAACAACGAGAAGCATTCTGTTCAGTTGCTGTTACTGAAGAACTAAGAGCAGGTAAAAGAACTAAAGACAGTTTACTGTTCTTAAACGTTGTACTTAATGAAGAAGGGCGTTGGATCATCCAAAGAGAAAGAGGTGAAACCATTACTATTAAAGTGGCAAGCTTAAACTTGAAAGAAGCTCCACAAACTGTAGCAACATTTGAAGATGCAATTGGGTACTAACCCAATTGTTTCTTTATATATTTATATCTATCATCAGACATAAATAGTGGATATTACATTATTCTCAGTAAATAAAACTTTCTACGAGGGGCATAATAACTTTCTTTCAATGAAATGTTTATAATGTTGAGAATAATGTAACATTTTATATGTGTTGATGTGTGTAAATATATCGAGGTGTAGACCTTCATAGTATAATAGAGCTTACTAACTAAGCAGAAATAACGTTTAACATAAATAATATATATAGCATTATGAAGACATATAAAGATATTTGCATACTAGAAGAAAAGTTATCTTCATTCATTGGAGGATATATTGCACCATTAAGAATAGGTAAAGGATTTGAAGTGTTCTCTGATGAATGTATTCTTTATGCTCTATTGGAATATTCTAAATTTGTTAGACCTTTTACAGATGAAGAGAGAATCTTGTATCTATATAGTAAATGTGGAGAATATAGTGGTCACAGAAAAGATATTAAAATTGACTTTGATGATAATGGTAACTTTGAACTATATAGTGATTATGAATTACCATGGTAAATAATAATGGGCTCTTCTACGGGCCCTTTATAATACACATACATATCCTGAGTATATATAAACTCCTAAGAATGTATGAATAATCAACTACCAGTAGTATGGTGCAATATTAGAAGAGCATTAGAAGTATGCTATAGTTGATTTATATAATAACACAACATATAATTTACAAATACATTGTTATTTGTTAGTTATATTTAACATTACACAGACATGAACACAATTACAATTGACATTAGTGAGCTATTGATGCGTTACATCATTCCTTACATTCTTATGTGTGTTGGTTGGTATTATTATATATCAACTGATCATGAAAGAACATATTATAGAGCAATGTATATATGTTGGGCTTGCACATTAGCATTGTTATCAATGATATTATATATTGCTGTCTATGCTCTTCTGTCACAAATACACATTGACATTACATTATAATCATTTACAGTCCTAGAACAGTAGGATGTAGTACATATACACCTTCAAAATCAGAAGATTTGGTCGTTTTCCTTTAATGAATAACTACAAATGATTTAACTCCCTTAATAACAAACAATATGAAATCAACAAAAATTATGCTTGCTGTAATAGCATGCTTACTTACAACATGGACTTCTATGAGTCTTATTGGTTGGATGCTCTCAGAGTTATCCTTACGTGAATGTTACACACATGGTGGAACATTAATGCTTATGTTAATATTTGGTTGGATACCAGCTGTTATAATAGCATGTGATTATGATAAACATCTTAATAGTTTTTAATCATGAAGAGACGTCCTCACATTACATTATTGATAATATATGCTATTACAATAACAGTATTTGTTATTGCATTCAGCATGACTAGTTGTAGTAGTAACCATTGTTTCCACAAATCAAGCAGTTGGACACATAATAGTAGACGATAACATGAAAAACATTAAACAACAATTAGCTTACATGTGGAAACATAGAGAAGCTGTATTAGGGCTAATAATACTATTAGCTCTATTATTTTCAGGATTAGTATTAATAGAAGTAATAATAGATAAAGCATTATGAGAACAGAACAAATTGAACAGAGATTACAAGACATCACAAATGAGATATGTTTCTTAGATGGTCTTAGAGATGCACACGATGATACGAATATTCATATCATTGAAGAACAAGTTGATATATTGTTACACGAGAGACGCAATTTAACATTCTTGTTAG